GCGCCGTCCGGGGCCGCGCAGACCCCCCCGGGGGGGGTTGCTGGGGGGGCGTTTCCGCAGGTCAGAGGCTTGCGGGCGTGTCGGCGTTTGCGCAGGTCAGGGCACGTTTTGGGCCGCCAGCTAACTTTCGACCCGCGTTCGATCAGGTGTTCGACCCGTGCGCCTCGGCGCGGGACTTGGGCGCGTGGCACGCCTTGCATAGGGTGCGCAGGTTGTCAAGTGTGTCTGCGCCGCCGCGTGATCGGGGTTGTATGTGGTCGGCGTGGAGTTCGCCGGTGTTGGGTTGTGCTTGGCGGCCGCATTGTTGGCAGGTCCAGTTGTCGCGGCGGAATGTGGCTTGTTGCAGGCGGTGTGGGACTTTGCGTCCTTGGTGGTTGCCCCAACGGTGTGTGGTGTGTTGGGGGCATGTGCCGGTTGTGGTGAGTGTGGTGCAGCCTGCGTGTCGGCAGACTTTGGGTGCTCGTGGCATCAGATTGGTTGGGTGTCAGTGGTCCAGGTGTCTCGTCCGCCGTGTTGCCATGCGACGCGTCCTGGTGGTCGTGGTTGGTTGTCGTTTCTGGTTGCGATGACTGGTGGTGTGTCTGCGTGGTTTACGAGGCTGGGCCAGGTGTAGGCGATGGTGTGTCCGGCTCGGCGTGCCCATGCGGTGATTGCTTCGTCTATGGGTTTGCCGTTGGGCAGGTTGTTGAGCATGTGGGGCACGAGGTCGGTGTGGATGGCTGTGCCGACTGCGTGGAGTAGGCGCCGGCATGTGAGCCATGATGCTGTGGTGTCTGCGGCTTTGGCGATGCGTTGTTGGTATTCGCGTGGCCGTTCGCGTCCGAGGTAGAGGGAAACTACTGGGCTGGGTGCCGCTGTTAGTGCGGCGTGGAGCTGGTCGCGGAAGTTGTTGCACGGTATTGCATCGTCTTCGAGTACTACGAGCCAGTCTGTGTTGAACTTGGTGAGGTGTTGCCAGACTTTGCGGTGGTTGTTTTCGCATCCGAGTGCGCCGTTGTCGATGTTCATGTATGCGGCGCCCACGGTTTCCATGAGCCGGTGTGCTTGTTCGGCGCGTGTGGTGTGGGCGACGATGCCGATGGTGTGGTTCATCGTGGCCTTATGCGTGTGGTTTTCACGGCGACGGTGATGTGTGGTGCGAGTCGTGGTGTGATGCTGCCGTAGTCGTATTCGGGGTCGATGGCGATGGCACATCTGACCCATCCGCACGCCTGGATTTTCTCGACGGTGCCTTCGTGTTCGAGTCCGTCGAAGTCAACCCATACGTCGTCGCCGGGTTTCAGGTTCTGGTCCATGTTTATTTGTGCCTCCACCAGCTCCACGGGTTGCGTTCGTTGGCTTTGAATATGGTGGCGACGCGCGGCCCGTAGACGAGACGGTCTGCGTGTTTGGTGTAGGCAACATAGTTGAGTGTGGCCATGTCACCGATGATGGTGCCTTTGGTGTCTTTTTTGTGCCAGATGCGTCGTTGTTGGTCTTCGTGGTCGGCGATCATGTCGTGAGTGAATGCCATGACGGTTTCACGGTCACCTCCGACGATCCCCGCGTTGAGTAGGGTGTGGTCGGCGTGGTTGTCGATGAATGTTTGCAGGTGGGTGGCTTTGTGGTTGTCGCGCATCCAGTCGATGCCCACGACGGCGGGTTCGTGGCCGACGTATAGTTTCCCGGTTTCCATGTGTTTCCAGGGTGCGTTGAGCATTTCGACGTCGGTGCCGTCTACGCACCATACCCATTGGACGTCGGGGTTGGCGCGTAGCCATTGGTAGTACAGGTACCAGCGCGCGAAGTATGGGTTGTCTACTGGGCTGGTGACTTGCTCGAATGACGCCTGCGGGTGGGTGAGTGGGTTGTCGCACAGCACGACGGTTTCGGCGTCGGCGATGGAGGTGATCAGCGTGTCGAGCAGTTTGACGTCGGGACGCATGCGTGTGTTGCGTTGCGGGTCAGGTTTGTTGGACAGCAGGCAGGTCAGCACCACACGCCGGTCAGGTTCCACGATGGGGATGTGGTGGCTGCTGGTGTAGTGGTGCTGCCAGTACAGGTCGGCGTTTCGGGCGGCGACGGCTTTGCGTTCTTCGGTGGGGACGGAGCGTTTCACCTCGAGGTGCTCGTCCATGGAGTGGATGAGCTTGTTGGAGCCGCACACGTCGCCGTACCGGAATGTGGTAAGGCCGGCGTTGTAGATGCGGTCGGACCAGGAGGGGTGTTCCCATCCCCAGCCGCCGAACTCTGGGTCGAGGCCGCCGACTGTTTCGATGACGCTGCGGTGTACGTAGATCATGCAGCCGCGGGCGCCGGTTAACGCGAAGTGGTGTCCGTCGTCGTAGACCTTGGTGACGTCGTTGAGCCGATGCCCGTTGGCCAGGTCACCGAACTGGTACATCAGGTGGGGTTCGGGCGAGTCGATGTAAGGCTGAAACCAGTTGTCGGCGATCGGGTAGCAGTCGTCGTCGAACAGGAAGATGTGTTCGCAGCCGTTGAGTAGTTCGAGGCATTTGTTTTTGGCTCGGGCGATGCCTGCGCGTTGAGGGAACCGATAGGTGGCTGCCGGGTATGGCTGGTCGCTGGCGTCGTCGACGATGACGAGTTTGGCGTTGGGGGTGTGGTTGCGGATGTGTTCGATGGTCCGGTCGGCGACGTCGCGCCGGTTGCGGGTGGTGACTCCGATTCCGATGGTGGTGGCGCCGCTGGTGGTTTCGGGTACGTATCGAGTTCCGTTAACCACCACGTCGTCCATTTTTTCGCCAGTTCCGTCCTATGTGGGTTATTCGTACCAAGTGCCGCAGGTGTCGCAGTCGGCGTCTCCGCAGTAGCAGATGGTGCGGTCTGTGATGCGTCCGGTTTTTTGTTCTCGGTGCCGGTTTCGGTGTGGTTGGGCCGCGTTGGATCGGCGGAGTTCGAGTCGGGCGCGTGCTGCGTCATCCATTGGTGTAGTCCACTATCCAGCCGTTTTTCCGTGTGGTGACACAGATTGTGGTTTCTTCAGGTCTCTTCCCGGCCATCGCGAGGGTGGCGGCTTTGGCGAGCGCCGCTTGGACTAGAAGCATCCACGGTTCGTTGGGGCCAGCTTTTTGGACTGTTGGAATGTCGGGAGGTGTGGTGATCCACTCGCCGGGGTCGGAGTGCATCAGCACTTTCCCGTCAACTTCAATGTGGATCACTGTTCAGCTGCTTTCTGCAACGCTTTCGCGGGGACAACAACATCGTTGCTTGCCTTGTCGATGGTGATCGACAGGACAGGCTGGCCCGTGGGTGTGGTGCGGATGTTGATGACGCGGTGGCCGGTTGGTGCGTCGGCTGCTTGCTGGCGTAGTTGTTCGTGCTCTTCGCGTGTGAGGATCACATAGTTTTGGGTGATCGCCGCGGCGAGCGCTTCCGCGACCAGTTTCGGGGTATCGAGGTGCGGTAGGCCTGCCTCTTCAGCGAACTGGCCGGCGAGTTCCGGGGGGACACTGATGGTGCGCAGCCCGGGCAGGAGGATCGGGAAGGGTTTGGTGTTTTCGTCGCCGGGGTGAACCAGGTTGTTCAGCGTGCGGTTAAGGAAGTCCGTGAGGTCTGTGAGGCTGCTCATTTGGGATATTCGCCTGCGAGGCCGTCGCTGATTCTGTCAGCCCACCCTTCGCCACCGATTGTGCCGGCGCCGTCCTGCAAGTTGATACGCCACGACTCGGGGTCGATATCGTTCGGGAGTCGGCAAGCCTTGCTGCACGCCGAGAAACGAACCTTGCTGCAAGGGTCGGGGCACAAGCGGAGGTGTTTGAGCGGCATCAGTCCGCCGCCTCGTACGTGGCTTCGAAGATGTCCGGCTTGCACGGGTAAAACTCGCCCTGAACGCCACGAATGACGTAGTCGCCGCAGCTCGCGCGCATCGTTCCTTCAAGCGTGGGTATCGCGATAGATACGTTCGCATCGGTCGGGTCAGACGGTTTGGGATCGAAGTCCGCTCGCCCGCCGCACCATGCGGCGATCTGCTCGGCACTGTTCATTGAACCGGTGAATCGCATCGCTTCGATGACGAGGGGTTTCTTGCGGAACTTCTGGGGATCCATGCTGGCAACTACTCCTTCACCCGTCCGGACGCGAAACCGGCCTTGCCGTAGTCCGGCTCGCTGATGGTGATCTTGGGCGGGTAGACCTTGTGCGCGAGCCGGATCAGCGCACCGGCGATTGCGCGCCTCACCCGAACCACCAGCACAACACGAACGCCCCGGCCAGCAGCGGCGCGGCGAGCCACCACAGCTGCAGCATGGCTGCGACGGCGGCCCCGAGTCCCGCGAGCAGGCCGAGGCCGAATCCCCAGTCGGTGCGCTCCAGCTCGTCGGCGATACGCGTAGCGCGCCGCGGCGGGGTGAGTGTTTCCCACATGTCGGCAGCGGCGAGTTCGGCAACCTGGCTTGCGTAGCGGATCGAGCGGTCAACGGCGGCGTTCGGTTTGGCATCGGGCGGCAGGTGCGGTTCACCGCGAAAACGTCGGGTCATGGCCGGTTTCTCCTGGGCTGGTTGAGTATGCGTTCAGCGGCGGCGATGATGTCCGGGTTGCCTGCCTGCCGTGCGAGTTTCAGGTTGAGGTGTGCGCCTTGGATGCGTTCAGTGAGCGTGCGGGGTGCGGGGAAGGTGCTCATGGTTGGCCTCCCCGGGAATGAATAAAAGCCCGAACCTGTGGAGGTCTTCGGGCTTTGGGCACACTTCACTTGCCGACCCAATGATGGCATATGAATCTGCATGTCGCAAGCAAGCTAGGGGATGTGGGGTTATCTGAGGTCGTCTGCGGCTGTATCCGCTTGTGTGTTCTTGGGCGTCGTGTCGTAATCGGACGCAATCGCCCTGCCGGCGTACCTGCTTAGGACGGGGCATTCCTGGGGTTGATGTATGGCCAGGCAGTAAGGGCACGAGTGGTCCTCAACGAACGGCCCGTAGCGCTCGTCGGGAATCAAGGCGAATGTCGACGCATCATCCTGCGGCCTGGTGCGTATCCACCCGCCGTAGTCATGGTGCCACCGGGCGTTGAACCTATCGCGCCAAGCTCGATCGCGGTGTTCAGAGCTCAAATGCGGGATGTCGGTCCCTTGCGTTGAGGCCTTCATAGTCATTCCCTCCCTGCGGTTCTCGGTAATAGGAAACATGTGCGCGCTGTAGTAACTGCGGACCACCAGGCCGGATGGCGAACGGTCATCGATTCAACCCCTGATAAGCTACGAGGTTGGCGTGTCTCATTCGAGGACTCCTGCGGGTAGTTCGTAGCCCAGAACGTTGGCGAGGTGCTGGAACAGTTGCGGTCCCCATTCGTGGTGGCAGTTTTGGCAGACGCATCCTGATGGGCCGATTTGGAGTGCGGGTTGTCGGACGGTTTCGCCGGCTGAGTTCTTCCGGTACACGATGGCGGTGTCGCAGGCTGGGCACGGGTTTGGGAGTGACCATTTCGGTGGCGGGTTGAGCATCGTTTTGATGGATTCGCACCAGGCTTCGATCCTTCCGGAGATTTGTTCGATGCCGTGGGCGTCTTGGGGCCGCCATGGGCGTCGTTCCAATAGTTGGAGGCGTAGCACCGTTAGTGGTGTGTGTTCGCGGGTGAGGTCGCGTTGTGGAACGGGGTATGGGGGTCCGAACACCCAGTAGCTTGAGGGTTCCCATGCTGCGACGGTGGCGTCGATTTCGGTTTTGAGTTCGACGGCATCGATGCAGAGGGGTGGTGAGGATTGCGGAATGCGGGAGGCGTTGCCTTGGGAGCCGGGGATTTCTTCGGTGAGTTGGTCGTAGAGGGAGTCGCGCCATCTGGTGGCACCTTCGGTGTATTCGGGTTTTGGGTCGATGAGCGCGGAGATGGCGTTTCCGAGTCTGGTTTTGGCGGCGGGGAGGTTGCCATCCTCTGCTGGTTGGGTCATAGGGTTTCCTGAAGTTCGTCGGGTGTCCACATGTTCAAGCAGTTGAGGCATTTCACCAATCCGTCGTATTCGAGTGCGAGCAGGATCATTTCGCAGGAGGGGCATCGTTCGCCGGGGATGAGCCTGGGGATTCGGGAGATCTGTTCTTCGATCTCGTCCATGCGGTTTTCGCGGTCTTCAACAGTCGGAGCGTCGCTTGTGATGGCGTCCGGGGCCTGGAATTTATTGGCGTCGGGACTGATTGGTCGTCGGGATATTGACTTGGGTCGAAGCTCTCCCTTGTTGTGGACTACGTGCGCGACGTTGTATCGCGGCATCTCCGATTGAATCGCTGCTACCTCTGCGGTTTCGAGCTCAGCGCGGGTGGCGAAGTGTTGCATCGTGGAGCGGGCGACTGATTTGAACCATGCTTTGTCGGCGTGGTGTTGGTTGAATCGGCTTCTCGGGTTGTTTGTGATTCCGATGTAGAGAAGATCGTCTTCCGCGTTGTAGAAGCGGTAAAGAATATGAGGTTTGTCGCTCATGGGCACCTCCAAGATTCGGATTTTACCTTGGTGTTCAGCGTTTGTTGGGGTTCATGTGTTTGGGTTTTGTGGGTGTTTCCGCATGGGCGTCGGTGTCGATCGGCTTGGTCACTTCTCAGGCCTCCTAGCTTCGTTGGGTTCAGACTGCACAACCGATCCGACATCGACCTTCGCGCAAAGGTCCTCGATGCTGTCGTACCCGAGATTCACTGCCGCCTGATTAAGCGCTGCAGCGCGGCGTTCGATACCACGTCGGCGCACTTCCAGGTCTGCGGCGTAGGCGGCTCGCTCTTCCTCGGTTGGTGGTGGGCCGAACATCTCCATGTACCCGACATGGCCAGGGCATTCATCGAGTTTGCCCCAGCAGATCCGGCACCAGTTGTTTCGGACGTCGCTTTCCCGTTCAAGGACGGCCCTTACGAGCAGCACGTCAATCATTTGTGGTGTCCTTTGCAGTCGGTGGAATGCTCGGTGCGGGGCTGGAAACACGCCGGACAAACAGGGCTCTCGTGGATGAATCGAGCCTGGGCAGCGAGAATCACGGACAAGGTCATGACAACACCCACACGGATTCGACGTCGTCGGCGTTGAAGTCCAGCGGTCGGGGCACCATGTTCGTCCACTCGTAGGACTTGACGCCGTACTTGTCTCGTTCGACGGTGAACTCGTCGGCTTTCGCGACGATGGAAGTTCCGGACTTGTAGTTGATCTGAATTTTGGCCATCAGGGTTGGTCCTTTGTGTTGAGTAGTTGTGCGATGGCGATAAGGGCGTGGACCTGAGCCGCCTGGTAATCCCCCGCGGCGGCTTCCTCTTTGGCCCGGTCAATGTGATCGGCAGGGGACACGATCTTGCGGCCGCTCAAAAGGGAGGAGCCCAGGCGTCGATCAGGACATCAAACGCAGCATCCCCCATGGCCCGCCACTGCACCTTGTGTGATTCGGTCAGGGTGGCCCAAGGAAACAACTTGCCGGCGGAGGTTTGTTCATAGATGGCTTGCGCTGCCCGCTCAACCAGCGCCGCACGCTCAGGAGTGCTCATTTTTCCTCGCCCTCGGTAGGCATGTCAGCAAGCGCGGCGCGCACTTGACGGACCCGCAGGTTTCGCAGCCGCGAGGACATCACAAACAGATGCACGTAAGCGTGGACGAATGCCGCAAGCGCGAGATGGTCAGCGCTTGTGATGGTGTCCGGCGCGTACCGCAACCGCCACTCAAGGCTGGTGGGATCAGTTGGATCGGGCCATGTCATCGTTGATCCGTCTTCACCCGCGACTTTCAGCCACCAGCGTTTGCCGCTCATTGTTCCCCCTCGGTATCCAGTGCAGCGAGAACGTCATCAGCGCGGACCATGTGCGGGAACGTGCTCCCATCGAATGCGCGGGCAATCTTGCGCCGCCACTTCTCGTCTTCGGTTTCGGCGCACAGTTCTCGGATTCGTGTTTCCTGCGCCCGGAGTCGTTCGACTTCGGCGATCAACTCGGGAACCAACGAACGCGCCTGGGCGATGAACTGAGAATCACGCGGGTTCTCGACGTTGACGGACTCGTTGTAGCAGTTCACCGTGATCACCGGGCGAGCGTGGGAATCGGCGGCGATCAGGTCATCATCGTCGCCCCAACGCCACGGCCCGTCTGTGACGCCTTCCAGTGCCGCTTTGGCGCGCTCTACCACATCACTCATCGGGTATCTCCATCCAGTGGGTAACGAATCGGGTTGCGGGCTCTGGCACGCCCAGCTCGAAGATGCTCTCGATTACGCGGGTTTCCCGCTTGAGTCCTCCGAGGGCTTTATCAACCTCAGAAGCCAAATGGTCTGCGTAGTCACCCGAGAAAGTGGCACCGCAGCGGCATTCCTCAACCGGATAGCCATACTCGTCAGCCTGCGGGTGTGCGCGCACTACCTCAGCGATCACGTTCTGGGCCTCACTCGGCGTCGTCACGCTTGTTCTCCTTGCCTCGATCTGTCAGCCGCCCGAAATGGATCACCCGACCGGGCAGCGGCTTCCCCGGACGAATCGTGTTGGAGCAGGGTGTGCCTTTGGGGGCTTTGCAGATGTCACACGACCTGCACGACACGGCCTCCAGGACACGCGGATCATCCGCGCTCGAAACAAACATCGTCATCGCAGAAACCACTCGTTCACCATCTGCTCAGCCACCTCCGATGGAAGGCACAGCAGCGCGCAAAGCGACTCGACAGTCGTCGCGTAAGCCCACCGCGCCACTTCACCGACTTGGGTGGCCCAGTTCAAGGTCACCGGACTCAAGCACGTCCAGTTCCAGTTGGCTGATCGGATCAATCTCGTCGTGTTCGTGGCTCACTGTTCGTCTCCTGGTGTTGATTGCGGGGGCTGTGCGCCACGTGGAGCGACTTTCAGGGCCTCCCCCTTGTCACCGGCGCTCATGACATCCGCCCACGCGCCAAAGCGCCCGTAGCCGCCAACTCCGCATCCCGAACCCTCACGTCATGAAACGAAGACCGCCGCAACACCACACCCGTCCCCGCAACCACACAACGAGAACCCACACCCGCCTTGCACCACGAGCACCGCACCGTCAACGCATTCACCTTCGGACGCACAAACACCCGCGGCTCCGGCGTCGGATCCCCGTACCGGTCAGGCACGATCAATCGACTTCATCTCAGCGACCCGACCAACCGCCGCAGCCAGCCGGCGCTCCAACTCCGCATCACGGGCATCCTCACGAGCCTCACGTTCCGCCGGAGTCTCCCGCTCACACCGATCCCGCCGGATCGCACGTGCAGCATCAACAAGATCCTTCGGCAACGGACGAAACCCATTCCCGTGATCGGAGTACATCTTCGTCACCCCAGCCAGCACGTCGGACTGGTTGAACTTCCACAGTTCGATCTGCTCAGCCCACGCCTCCACGGTGGCGCGGTTCGGCTGAGGAAACCACGGGTCGTATGCGGCGCACTTCGCGAGTGCCTGAGTGGCGATCTGCCGGTAATTCATTGTCCAATGGCCTTTCGTTCGTCGTGGTCGTCGTTGCCGAGAGCCAGCCAGCCCATGACTTTCGCCTCACCGGGCGCCATACCGTTCGGGGAGTCATCCGATCCGGGAAGGGACTCGCTGAGCCAGCAGTCACCGTTGAGCCACGTGGTCGGCTGCTTCGTGAACTTCGGAACTCGGTTGGGGTCGTTGGCGTACCGGATAGCCCCGGCGATCAGCTGCTGCTTGCTCGCTCGCTTGCACGCCCGCTTCCACGCTTCAAGAGCGGACTTCTTCGCGTCCTTGCGTGGGTAGTGCTGCCACCACTCTTCGAAATCCCTGGGGTAGATGGATCTGAAGGTGTTGGGGTAGTCGTCTTCGGTGACTGCGAGTTCGAGGGCGGGAACGTCTGACCCGTCAGGGTCGGACAAGTCTTTTAATCCCTGTTCCTCTGTTCCCCTGTTCCTCTGTTCCTCTGATTGAATTTGGGGGCAATCTTCGGGAAGGTTTCGCGCAGTGTTCGCGAAGGTTTCGCGAATCTCGGACGGTTCAATCTGACCGATCGGATCGGTAACGCCCTGACCTGCACCAATGCTCTCGTCGACCGGTTCGCGGTAGTCCTTCGTGCCGTCCGGACGCTGATACCTGCCCTTGTTCGGTTTGTCGATGTACTGCCACTTTTTCCAGTGCCTCACGTACACCAGCTCCTCCCCCGAGATGCTGTAGCGCACAATGAGACCAGCTTCGGACAGCCGGGATAAACTTCGCGAAACCTTCGCGCAGATTTCGGAAGACTTCGCGAGGTCGTGCGGGAAGGCGTCAGCGCAGAAGAGGACAACGTTGTCCTTGCCCACCCCGTTGTCGTCCACGTAGGACTCCAGGGCCTTCAACACGAGGCGTGTATCCCAATCGAGTTGAGCGATAGTGCGGCTGCGCCAGAACTCAGGTTTCGTTGACCTGATCCTCACGTGTCCTCCTCTTCGTCTTCTGTGCCTTCGAATCCTGGGCATAGGCACTGCGTGTACCGGGTCATGTCGCGCAGGTCCACGCTCAACCTGACTCGGCATTGGGGTGTGTGGGTGGAGCGGGGATGATCACACAACAAACACGTCATGAGATTCCTCGATGTGTGCTCGGTGGTCGGCGAGGGCGTGGTGTCGGCGGATGAATCTTTGGGCGTCGTCGGTGGTGGTGAATTCGGCGGTGACGGGCCGGCCTTGGGTGCGGGCGCATTCCCCGCAAACAACAGTGATCACGCTGCCACCTCTATGGACAGGAGCCACCGCAACGCTGCCGCCGCCTGCTGCGGAACAACACCATTGCCGATGATGCGCAACGCATCGTTGCGCGAGATACCCGGCACCGCAGTCACCCAGCCGGCGGGCCAGCCCATCATCCACTCGGGGAACGCGGCGGTGAGTCGGGGATTGCCGTTCTTGTTCGGCTCGGTCGGCGACGGCGCGGGTCCGGCCACAGCCTCCCAGCGTGCGATCGCAGCGGCGTACTTGCCCCAGCGCGAGGTGCCGTCCAGCAGCGCATAGTCGCACAGCTGCCGCGAGTGCCCCTCTCGCCGGTCGGGATGCTGCCCGCCGCCGGTCCCGTCGCTCGCCGAGGGTGTCGGCAGCAGATCCCGCACGGTGCCAGGCAGCGTGTTCTGGTGACCGTCGCTGTCTCCAGCAGGTTGTTCTCGACGATGATCGCCAGATCCGTCACTCGGCTGCGTCCCGGTTTCTTGCGCAGATGCGCCTCGGGCGAGTTCCCCCGAGGGATGCGCTACTGGCGACGGGAGTAGCAAGGATGAAGACGCGTTCACGCCGGTGCGGTGCGCCGACGTCGGAAGCGGCAAGAGTGATCCACTGCGCGTCATACCCGAGGTCGGCAAGGTCTCCGAGTACGGCACCGAGTGCCCGGAGAACAGGTCCATCTGCCCCGTCTCCCACAGCTGCCTCTTCGGATTCCATTGCGCGATAGGCTTTTGCACTCAGCAACCCCCTTACGTTTTCGATGACTACGACGCCCGGCCGCAGCTGGTTGATGGCTTCTGCGAACAATGTCCAGAGGCCGGATCGGGTGCCCTCGGCGATGCCGGCGCGGCGACCGGCGGCGCTCACGTCTTGGCACGGGAATCCGCCCGCGAGAATGTCGACGGGTTCGACGGTCGACCAGTCGACAGCGGTGATGTCACCGAGGTTCGGTACGCCGGGCCAGCGGTGGGCCAGCACCTTCGACGCGGCGGGGTCAATCTCGCAGTGCCACACGGTGCGGGCACCGAGCGCCTGCTCCACGGCCATGTCGAGACCGCCTGCCCCGGAGAACAACGAGCCGATTTTCATGGGACCTGCCAGTTGATGGTGTCGCCTTGCTGGAGAATCTGTTCCAGGTATTTGACGGCGGTGACGGTGGAGTTGAAGCATTTCGGTGGTTCGGTTCCACCGGTGACGATGTAATGGGGCCACGTCCCAGAAACCGTGTACATCACCACTGGGACAGTCCCTTCACGAGGAAGTACGCCAGCGACGGGGGTCCGGTGAATGCGAGGACGATGTAGGCGTTCGCTTCGAACTGTTCGGGTGTGAGGTTGCTCATCGGTTCTCCTGTGCGGGTCGTGGTTTCGGTGGTGCGGGTGGTCGTGGATGCCCCCACGCGGAACGGCGCGAACGGCGACGAGCACGGAACCACAACATCGACTCGACGGTCATGACACGTCATCCAAAGCGTCCAAAAGTGTCGGCACCGACATCTCCGCGTCCAACGCGCGCATATTGTCAACCGCAGTGCGCCAATACGACGGCTTCAACTCAATACCGATCGCCCGCCGCCCCAGCTTCACAGCCTGATACAACTCAGAACCAATACCAGCGAACGGTGTCAACACCAGCTCGCCAGGATTCGACCACAACCGCACGCACCGCTCGACGAAACCAAGCTGGAGAGGGCAAATGTGACGCTCATCCGCGGACTCCTTCGCAACCTTCGTGTTCAGAGTGTCCGTTTCACGAATCCCGTACCAGACCGGGCAAATATGCCCATCATCGGTGAGCCACCCCCCGTCGTGATGGTCAGTCCAGATCGGAGATGCCCACTCGATCCACTCATCATTCGTGACATCATTCTTAATCGGCACCGCATTATCGCCAGGCTTACGGAACAGCAACAGGTAATCCGCAAGGGCAGGGCGCGTAGCCGCACTGTCACGGTTCTTCGTCGCGAACGCCAAAGCATGCGAACGAGTCCTAATCGACTGGGCCTGAGGATCTTTCCACACCGTCACCTCACCGTTGAAATACCAGCCCGCGTTCTGGAACGCGGCGATAACTTGCCCACGGAAGTCAGTCATGCCCATGTAGCCGTCAGTTGCCTTCGTTGTGGTCAACTGCTGAACGTGGATGCACGCCAACCGGCCAGGCTTCGTGACCCGCAACTGCTCCCGAATGATGAATCCGTAATGTTCGAAGAACTCTCGGCGGCTGGCACTGTTCCCCAGGTCGCGCACCGACGGACTGTAGGTGAACAAACTGGCGAACGGAGGGGAGCAGACCGACAAGTCGACTGTCTCACTTTCAATTTCGGATAACCGTTCGCAACTGTCCCCCAGCAGGAGTGTCCAGTTCTGTCCGTGTTCTTCACCGGTGATGTAGTCGGTCATTCCGATTTACCTCTCACTCTTCTCATCTCTTCGACCAGCGCGCGTGTGATATCGCCGGCTTGCTGTTCTTTGCGTGCGACATTCGCCGCGATCTGTGATTCCAGTTCTGAAACGATGACGTGCGCATACACAACCTTGGTTTGCCCATACCGGTAGCAGCGCCGGATCGCCTGGTAGTACTGCTCGTAACTGTCACCCATCCCGACGAACGCCATGCGGTGGCAGTGCTGGTAGTTCAGGCCCTGCGAAGCGATGCTCGGCTTCGTTACCAGGACCTCGAACTGGCCGTCTGCGAACCCCAATAGGAGCTGCGCTTTCTCGTCCGGGTCCAGTGACCCGTGAACGTTTACCGAACCTGGTACCGCCGCTGCCAGCGCCTCGGCTTCAGAGTTCAATCCGCACCACAGTATCCACGGGCCAGGGTTGTTAGCGACCAGCTTCGCGGCGCGATCAACCCTGGCCTGCAACGTCTTGCGACGCAACTCTGCGCGGCCTGTCACACCTCCGATGTCGGTGGCGAACAGTTGCCCCTCAACTTCGATGTCGGCGTGGACGATCTCGGGAATGACCTCCAGCCCGGGAAGTATGTAGCCAGTGTCATCTCCCCCAACATCGGATGGCTTCGTCAGTGCGACAGCCCATTGCGCCATCCACTCGATCATCGGTTGACGGGCGTGCCCTTTAAGTCTCCACCCGTCGGAATCGTGAATGAAGTAGGCGGCCAGCATGTGAGTTCTGGACATCCGCCCGAGCCATTCAGCTTGGTTGGTCAGTTCTTCGGGATCGTTCGGCGCTGGGGTAGCCGAGCAAGCAAGCCGGTGTGGAATGCCGGAGGCCCAATCGATAAGCATTGTCCGGGTTTTCCCATCCGACTGTTTGAGGATGCTTGACTCGTCTAGCACCACGGCATCGAACATGTCTGGTGAGAAGTTGTGCAGCCGTTCGTAGTTGGTGACGATGATCTGCGCGCGGTGGAACATGTCGGGGTCGGGCTCGGCGACGTACTCGGCGGTCACATCCAGCTTGTTGGCCTCGCGGACGGTTTGTGCGCATACAGCCAGTGGCGCGACGATCAGCGGGCGGTCGCCGGACAGCCGTGCCCACTCCAACTGCATCACTGTTTTCCCCATGCCTGTGTCAGCCCACAGCGCCGCCCGCGATGTGCGAACTGCCCACCTGACCAGATCGTTTTGCCAGTCGTGCAGCATGGGGTGTACGTCTGATGCGGGGATTTCACGGCCGGGGATGTCCGCCTGAGCTTTTTTGCGGCTTAAGAACTCGGTGTATGACACGTGGCCGGTCACTTCGCAGCCTCCACAGTGTTAGGTATCCGGTAGATGTTTCCGTCGTCGTCGAGTAGCACCCATTGGCCGCGGTACAGGACGGGAATCTCGATAGGTGATTGGGTTTGACGAACAAGCCACCCGTGCTCGAACGCTTGCGCCCGATAGGACTCCGCCCAACGATGACAAGCACCACAAGCCCACAACCCGTTGGACGCCACGTTGGTGTCGTCGCGTCGAGAGCCGCCAAGACCACGGGGCCTGCGATGGTGTGCAGTAGCGTCTGAGACGTACTCGTTGCAGCGTTCACAACGACCGTGAGCACGAGACCAGATCAGTTCCTTGACTTCCGGGGGAAACCCCGTAAACCGGCGGGTCATGAGGCGTCCGCCTGCCTGGCTTCCAACTCCTGAGCCCGCGCCGCCAACGCCTCCTGAACCGTAGGACCATCAGCGACCCCAACATTCAACAACTCGCCGGCCTTCGCATCCCGCCACAACCCAGTCAACACATCACGAGACTCAGCAGCCGCAATCGAATCCAGCAGCTCCAGCACCCGGTCCTGAACCGACTCCAACTCCCGCACATGAGCGGTCTTCGGGTCGCACTTGAGGATGTCGAACACCAACTGTTCCAGCGTCAAATCCGGGACACGGCGGGGCTTGTCTTCGCCTGGAATGATGCCGGCGTGGACCGAACGGGCGCCGATGATCTGCGGATGCTCACCCCGGTTCAACCTGACCCACACGGATGCGTCGAACGCCAGATTCTTCTGCCCCTCAACCTTCCATGTCCGCTGCGAGGTGGGTTTCCCGTTCTCCATCGCCACCTGATCAGCACCACGGGCGATCATGACTACGATTCCGGGGAACCGCATCAGGACCCGCATGAGTTCTTTGTGGCGGGCGGTGGCGAGGTTCCACAGGTCGGTGGTGATCTGAATTTCCGCCTCGGGGTCCTTCTCGAGTTTTTTGCGGTTCGACTCACGCCTTCGGGCTTTTGTGTCGACCCACTCTTTGAGGTCGTCCCATTCGGCGGTCATGGAGTCGATGACGAGGACTACGGGTTTCTCGCCGGCGTCGATGGCGCGCTGGGCTTCATCCTTGGCGGCGCGGACTTGCTCCATGATGGAGGTCCAGGTGCCGTCGTGTTCGATGACTTCGTAGCGGGCACCGGGGATTGCGCCGTACTCGTCTGCTGCGCCTTCAGCCCAGTCGATCCACAAGGTGCGGCCAACCTTGTCGCTGGATGATAGGACCGCTGCGGCCCACGATTTTCCGGCTTTCTCACCACCTTCGACGAGGATGAGCGGCCATGGGACAGCGCCGGTTGGGGGACGGGTTTTGAGGGTCATTGTTCGATCTCCTTCAACCCGGACACCCCGAGAGCACCCCGAGCCAACAAACCAGCGATCGTCACATCCGAGTCATCCGACAACTTCACAATGGGATACGGGTCACCCTCAACAACATCGATCAACCCATCGATCACAACCCCATCGACGTCAACGAACGCGCCCTTCTTCGCTGCGTCGTCCAGGAGTTGTTTGAGGAACGCGGGTCGTACGCGTTCTTCGACTTCAATTTCGGTGGGGTAGTTCGCTTTCACGTAGGCGAGCAGTGCCGTTTCGGATGTGACTTTGGCGGTTTTGCGGCCTTTCGCCATCGACACGTGTCCGATGACTTGACCGGATACGACGGCGGCTTTCCGCTCCCCCGCCAACAATCCGAGTTGTTGTTTGGCTTCTGCTTTCCATTGCTTTAGCCGGTCTTCCAACCATTTGCAGAGGGCGAGTGTGGCAGTCGGATCACTCATTCGGTCACCTCCGCAGCAGCAGCGGCAGCGAGGAGTGCGGCAGCGGCAGCTCGAACCTTCTCAGGGTCTGTGATATGCCACTGCCCCCACATGATCGTGCCGTCGTCTGTGGTTGCGATTGATCCGTGCGGATACTCCCAGTCGGCATAGCCGTTAACGTCATCCGTAGCGGAATGCACAAAGTACGGTTCGGGGAGTTCGATGAGTGCGATCCTGTTCGCTTTCAACATCTCCAGGAGAGCTGCGGCAGTCTTGTCGTGGCTGTCATCGCACTGCGAGCATTCGTCCCGATCACTGACCGGTTCGTGGTACTCGCATGTCCATCCCAGTTGGCGCAACGTTTCAGTGACCAGGGCTTCAAACTTGCTCATGCTGTCCACCTGTCTGCGATCCTGTCCAGCGACCCGATAACCGCATCCACACGCGACAACGCTTTGTTCACCACATCGAGGTTCAACTCCAGCGCTTCGCGGTCCAGGAACTGCAAAGGTGGCCCCTCAGACAGCAACTCATGCAAAGCGCACCGCGCGTCATCAAGGGCGGCTGCCCCGGCTTTCGCGTCGTCCCTCGCGGTAATCACCCGTGTATCAACAACCATCAGTTTTCGTCCTTGTCTCGATATTCGGAGCAGTGGCAGCGTTCATGCCCGGCGGGGCCGCGGTAGTTGGTGGCATCACAACCCGTGTCCCACCGTCCCCGAAACTTGTCCCACTGGTAGCGGTGGAAAGACCGGTTATGGCCACACACGCACATCACGAAGCCTCCAACCAGCGGAACTTCTTGACCAGAGCTCTGAACTCAGCAGCCTGCTTCTTCGACCACCCGTAACCAGGGAAATACTTTTCGACCGTTGTCCGGCTCACGCCCAACGTGCGGGCAACCTCGTTATAGGGTGCGCCGTCATCAAGCAAATATTGGGCGAAATCCTTCTGCTCCTGGCTCAACGGCACAAACTGATCCGGCGACGCCAAACGGGCGTCACCAGCCGCCCGAACCCGAACCACCGTCCGAGCCGAACAACCCACAACTTCCCCAATGTCCTTGGCGGAACACCCCTCACGAGTCATCAACAGAATCGTCTGCACCTGCTCTGGGGTGAGCCTGTTCCCGTTGCTCATGCCACCTGATCCTCACCATCGATCGCTTTGAGCAGAGGCCGCCGTTCCCGCTCCGACAACCCCCCGAACACCCCGTAGTTCTCGCGGTTCGCCAACGCGAACTCCAAGCATTCGACCCGAACCTCGCACCGGCTGCAGATCCGTTTAGCTGGCTTCGCGCTTCCACCCTTCTCGGGGAAAAACACTTCGGGGTCCACTTCGGCGCACCGTGCCAGGTCACGCCACGCATGCTTGTCCTCCACAGGGGCGAGCATGAACGACAGATCGAGCAGGGTCATGCAACGGACTCCAGTTCTGTGATCCACGCGAACGGGTCCTCAACATCTGGCACACCGGCAAGGGCAGCCATCAACAGTTGAGTGCGTTCGGTTTCCGGGAGGCTTGTCAGATAGGCCCACACGGGCAGGGAGTCACCGCTACGGATACGCCGAGACAACCAGATGACTGTTGCAGCGATACGGGATTCCCAATCCGTCTCCGACAGTGGGCATTCCTGAAACAGCCTGTCTGGGTGGGCTTCCATGTTGCCGTCGGTCGTGACCCACGCGTCCTCCCCGCACACCGGGCAGGATTGCAACTTTGCTTCAGGCAGTTCAGCCCTGTCCCGTTCGATGGTGCGGACCGTGCAGTGCGCCCTTCGCGCCAACTCCACTTCGGGGAGTTTCGGGCGCCGCCGCACCAGCATTCGGCGCTCTTCGGTATTAAGTCGCATGGGAGTTCCGTTCACGGCGCATTCCACGGCGAACCAGTCGATGCTCACGCGCCCCACCTCTGCGCCCGTCGGCATTCATTCGAGCAGGTCTTCGCATACGTCCCCATAAACTCGCCGCCGCACTGCGTGCAGATCTTCAGGGACGGTTGTGACCGCAACGCATTCGCGGCGCGCTTCTTGCATTTCTGCGAGCAAAACCGTGCCCTGCGGGTGACCGGCTCGAACACCTCACCGCACTGCAAGCATTCCTTCTCGGTGAACCGTGCCGGTTTCACCGGGGGCAGCTCGCCACGCTTGATGCGGGCACGTTCCTTCTCTGAGAAGCCGCCCCACACGCCGGCCTCGTTGTGTTGCAACGCGAACTTGAGGCATGGTGCTTGGACAGGGCAGGTCCAGCAGATGCGGCGGGCGGGGTCGGCGGTGTAGTGGCCGGATTCGTTGAGGAACCAGATATCGCCGTCCTTGTGGGTGCAGATCGCGCGGGAACGCCAGTCGCTGGTGTGGACTTCTGCCAGTTGGATGAACGGTGAGTTCGCCATCACGCCCACCCAGTTCCGCTCAGGTGTTCAGGGCAGAATGATGCGGTTGCGGCACCCACGAAATAACCTGCGTCGTAGAGGTTCAGGTTGGAGTTGTCGTGTACGAGGATTGATGCTTCGTACATGGTGGCGCCGGTGTCGAGGATGTTGCAGATGGCTTTTCCGGCGTTGATGGCGGCAGGTTTGGAGCTGTAAGTGATGCCTTCGGAGTCGAGTGCCATCACGAACGCGTCGGATGTGATGTCTGCGTGGGCGTGTGGTGCGGCGAGGCCGGGGCCGATGATGCCGGCGGCGATCAGCAGCGGCATCGTCCACCAATACCGCCAGTTCTTCTCACTGCGCCTCATGCTGCTTCTCCTGTCGTGAGGTAGTCGTGCAGAAGCCCAACAACGGCGTCGCCGTTCATCTGCTCCCAGATCGTCGGTTCGTTCTCCCAATGTGATGGCGGCAGGAACGGGCGGAACCACGACACACTCTCGACGTGGATCAACACCAACTCCGCCAAGTCCTCCAGTTCCTTCAATAGGTCCAGGTCAGCCATGGGAGCGTTGCGGGTGACGGGCAGGTCAGCCCAGGTTGTTTGGTGGTTGTCCCACCATGAGGGTTTAGAATCTCGATCTAGCATCGGAAGCGTCCTTTCTTTGGTTGTGTTGTTTCCGGTGTTAGGGCCGTCGCCTCCTGGCGTGGGGGTGGCGGCCCGCCTGCTACTTCGGGGTGATGTGATACGCCCCAATCAGGGCCTTGGCGATGTGGTGGGAAGACGACTCGTCTGTTTTGGAGTTCAGCCACCTGTAGCGCGCTTTGGCGATGCTCATCGTCAAGTCAGACTCGGTCACCTCACGCTGCCGACGCATCGCGGCGAGTTCCTCCGCGGTCGCAGAATCCAGGAACTCCCCCAACTCCATGAACTCGTCGAGCAGTTCGGCTTCCTCAGCCTCATCGCAGATGTCCTCAGCGAGGAGTTCGCATTCCACTGTGGGGCAGGTGCATTTGGAAGGTCCCGGCGCGGGGGGAGGCGGGGGAACCATGCCCGCGCCGGGACCAGTGTCACCCAGCTTCACGAGATGAGTCACGCCGATCACGACAGCGACAACCGAGGGGACGATGACGAGCACATTGACGTGCTCGGATGAGATCAGCCAGTAGGAGATGGCACCGAAGACCAGGCCGACCAATGTCAGGATCAGGCTGGGAAGGTCAAGGCGATGCCGGGTCGCGTTCTCGTGATTCGTGATCACTGGCTACCCTCCGAGACGGGTGACGGGTCTGCCGAAACCCGATGCCCGGCAGAGGCATGCAGCTTCCACGCGGCCTGGTGCATGTCACGGCACAGACCGCGAGTCATCTTGTGTTCAAAGCACCAGTACGCATCGTCGATCACCTGCATGTGCGACATGTCACCGCCACCGCCGCCGGCATTGCCGCGGACAGATACGAATCCGGGTTCGTGGACTTCTTCCTCAGCCTCCGCAGCCGCAAGACCATCCGCGTAGTCCAAGCCGAAATCCCGACCCAACGCATTGCTCATGGCCTGACGCTCAAGCTTGGCCAGCCACGGATCCACCACAGCACCCACCAAGGCGAGCCCGTCATGAATCACGTTGTTAAACCTGGCATTCAAACGCTCAACAAGATTCACCGGTTACTCCAATCCGGGCCGAAGGGGTGGGAATATCCCCACAGGAAGCACGCCGCTGTCGGTCGGCTGTCGTACAAGCCGTCCCAGAACGCACGCGGGGCCATCAGCAGAACCACCTGGGGAACCTGAGCGGCAACGACAACGGCCACGAGAATCCAGAGCAGACCACTCACGCTGTCTCCCCCAGTTCTTGTAGCCGGCACCTCAACCGCGCGTTTTCTTCACGCAACGCATCCAGCTCCGCCGCTTCCTTCATCTGCCTGGCGTCTAACTCCGCCAACGCTTTCCACAACCCCGACGGACGCGCGGTATAAGTCATGACGCCGCCAATCTCCGCCGCGACCGCGCCGACAACCCATCAGCCAACGACACCGGTTCCACCGGCTCCTGATGGGCTACAGACGGGCCACCCGAAAGCCACTGCTCAATATGGGCGTCCGTCATCACCCACACACTCCGCGACAGCTGCTTCCCCGGAATCTCGCCCTTCTTGAGTCGGCGCTTCATCCACCGAACCCGGTCCTTCATGTGAGGCAGGTACTTGTCTGCCACCTGCTCCACGGGGTACGCCTCGATCATCTCGCTCCCCCTTTCGGTTTCGACACAAACAGTGGTTTCTTCGGTTTCGACCAGTGCTGCGGTCGATTCGGTGGAGTTGCATTTTTTCGGCCGCCACTGGTGGTTTCAGTTGGTTGTGGGGAGTGCGTCCATCGCGGCGGTGATCGACTCGACAGCGGCGGTGGCCTCGTCGAATGCGGCGAGTCTGCGCCGCCAGCCGTCGAGTCCAGCCCGTGCCGCCGAGTACACCTGCGCGGCCAGGTCTTGGTCGCTGAGTGCTTGCTCGACGGGTGCGTAGCCTTCGTGTCTGGTGTTGTTTTTGCCTTTGATGGATACGCTGACGAACCTGGGGGTGGATGTGCCGCGGACCTCGATGCGCACTCGGGCGATGAGTTTCCGGGCTTGGTATTTGCGGTGTTCGCGGGCGGCTGCGTCGTCGTTCCACTCGAAGGCGTTGTGCAGTGGGTGGTTTGGGTCTGCGGCTTCTTCGACGAGTGTTTCTGGTGCGCATACGCCGTCGCGTTCGACGATCTGCAGGACAGCCTTTTCGATGTCTTCCTGGTTGATTTTGGTGTCGCTCATAGTCCTGTTTCCATTCAGATTTGGACTTCGTAGCGTCCGTATGTTCCGGTGTGGGATTTGGGTGCGGAGGGTCGCCAGTCTCCGACGCCGCCGTTTCCACCTGCGTCGATGAGGTTGATGACGGATGTGTCGTCGATCATTGATGGCACGTAGACGACGGTGAGGGTCGCGGTCCAGGGGTAGAACTGGTAGCGGTAGCGGAGGTCGGCTACTCCGGTTGCGTTGCGGGGTGTGTCTTCTCGGAGTTTCATGTCGCCTTCGATGGGGACGAGTTGTTCGTCTCCTTCGCCTTCGATGAAGAGGGCGGTTTTGAGTGCGGTCATTGTGATTCCGTCGTAGAGTCGTGCGGCTCCGACGGTGGCGGCTTTGAATGCGGTTGCGGGCATTCCGGGTCGGCCGTCGGGGAGCCGGTAGAGGCTGGCTTCGGCTTCGGCGGCGGGGTCTTTGGCTTCTTTTTTGGCGCGGGCTTTGGAGCCGGTTTGTTTGTCGCGCATCATGCCTTTTGCTTTTTCGGACCAGCGGTGTGGGATGAGTGGGCTGACTCCGGCGATGGTGACGGTGATGGCTTGGCGTTCGATTCGGGTGAGTGTGATGAGTTTTTCGTTGTCGGCCATTTTTTGGTTCCTTTCCTGGGTGCCCTGTGTGTTGGGCGGTTTGTGTTGTGCCCCAATTGGGTTGGGGTCGTGGGGTGTTCCGGCGTTGCACCTGGTGTCGCCGCTTGATTCGGTCACCCCTTTTGGGTTGGCTGGTTGCCCAGCCAAGCCCCGCCATTCCTGCCACGCCTCGCCGTGCCGGGCCGGGCCTAGCCTTGCCTCGCCGCGCCTGCCATGCCTCGCCGCGCCCAGCCATGCCCTGCCAAGCCGCGCCATGCCGAGCCATGCCTGCCATGTCGTGCCGAGCCTTGCCATGCCTCGCCTTTGCCGTGCCTCGCCGAGCCACGCCTGCCAGAGAAAAACGTCACCCCCTCTCCCGCATCGCATTTCGGAGGATCGTCAACTGATCAATCAAGCCGGTCAGCTCGTCGGCATCCAAAAGAATGTCCCCGTCGTTGCGGTAACCGTCACCAACATTCAGGTAAAGCAACTCGGTACCGTCGTCGCCCTCACCCAACCCGACAGTCACACCGCCGCAAGGATTCTTGATCAGACGCCGAGGATCGGAATAGAACGAGAAGCGACGAAATGGGGAGGTCACGCCGCCACCTCCCGCGCGATCAACCGAGCAATCGCCTCAGCACCCTGCGGGGTCACCTTCAACGTGTGCATCACCTCAGACCCACGAAACCGTGGGGCCTCATGCACCTCAACGCGACGGAAATACCGCTTCTTATCAGCCTTCTCGCTGTACCGATTGCGAGTAACCTTGCGGCCCTCCCGCTCCGACCAACGCGAGTCGGTCTGCACGTAGATCCAGTCCTTCTCGATCAGCAACTCCCGCAACCACTTCTCGGTGACGTTGTTCGTGGACGCAACAGTCGAGAACGACAACAAGTCGGCATCGGTGACGTAGGTATCGACGTACGTGACCTTCGGCGCGTCCGCGATCTGCTTCTGCTCCAGCTGGTGAATCCGGGCGTCGCGCTGCTCGATCTGCTTGACCGCCTCGATGAGTCCAGCGGCAACGAGCTCCGGGCCGGTGTAGGGCACGGCCTCCCGGGCGGAGAGCATCTGACGCATCGCGTAGAACCCAGCCACCAGACGCTTCTTGAAGTCCTTCACCACCGGCGAGTTGCGGAGGTAGGTCATCAACAGCGCAGCGGCCGGCTCATTCAGTTCGGCGTATGTCGTTGGCCGTCCGCGCCCCTCGCTCAATTTTCCGGTTTGAAACCGGACAATTCCGACCTCGGTCAAGTCGTCCAGGTTGTCGCGGATCAGCTCCACGACGTTCTGGTGCTGGTTTCCGGTCTCGGCGGCGATCACCAGAGAAGTGGTGAACAGCTCACCGTCGGCCCCCACAAAGACGATGGCATCGTTGGTAGGATCGAGCTCTGACATTCCTTCTTCCTTTGGTTGTCGGTTGAACCCCCGCCCCGCCAGGCGGGGGTTTTCTTATGCGGCGGGTTAGGCGACCCGCTTCGGCCGGGTCTTGCGGGGATCGTCGAAGAGGTCGTGGAACTCCAGGTCCCACGTGTCGAGCAGTGCGTTAACAAAGTCGGGTCCGGGACGCGCGTGTCCGTTCATGACGCGCCATACCGTGCTCTTGTTGACCTTCATGTCGCGGGCGAGTGCCGCGTAGTCGGGTATTCCGCGCTTCTTCATCTCCCGTTTGACGCGCCCCGTCTTGATCGCGAAACCGCGAGTCATGACGTCCTCCAGGTTTGAGTTTCTGATCGGGAACCGGTTTCCGTCCGGCAACTCAGAATGTACCCCTTGGGTTGCCGACACGCAACCCGTTTCCGTCCGGCAACTTTGCGCGGATTTTTCAGAGGCCGTCTCCGCTGGATGTGGCGGATGACGTGCCGAACTACAACCGTGGAATTTTGACGCAACCCCAGTTGCCTCCGCGCAACCAGTAGGGTTGCGGCAACAATGCGTCTACGCTGCTGATATGCCCAACGAAGAGTTGATGAAGTGGATCGACAAACGCATCGCCGACGCCAACACAACCGCCGCGTCCATAGCTGACAAGGCGGGCATCAACAAGTCCACGATCACCAAGTGGCGTGGCGGATCGCAGCCGCGTCCAGGGGACCTGCGGATGGTCGCGAATGCGCTGGGAGCACCTGTGCTAGAGGCGTTCCTAGTGGCCGGCTACCTCAAGCCGGGAGATACCCGCAAGGTCGTTCAGGTAGATCGACCGCTTGACCAGAGGTCCGACGAGGAGCTGGTCGCAGAAGTAAACCGCCGATTAAAGGAGGCACGAAATGTCATGGAAACTGCGCAGACGACGCGAACACCGCGCGAAACGCATCAAGACCAGGAGGAGGACCTAGGTGCCAGGCCCGGCGAACCGGCGCAACCGCGCCAGCCTCGGACCCGCGAAACAGGAGATGCGATCCACAACCACATCGCCAGAAGCGTCCGGGCACGTCAACGCCGCAAGGACTAAACGTGCCCGCCGCAAGGACCATGTTGTTGGCGGACACTCATCCATCACGCTCAAAATCCGCGCCAGCAGAGTGTCGAGATCGTCATCAAACATGGGCCGCACCTACCGAAATGAACAACACCGGCCACCCCTCGCGACCGGATGCGTAGACGCTAACGGATAGTTGCCAAGATCGACACACGAAGCCCACAAATGGGAATATCACGATTAGATAACCGACAGTGCGTCACGTTTGCCAGCCCTCACCAGAAAGCGCACACACCACATGAACAACAACACCAACGCAGTCTCGCTGGGCAAAGTGATGGCCGCCGCGCTCGGCGTCCTCGCCCTTGTCGCCATCGTCTCCGCCCGTGGCGACAAGGACGACGACACCACAACGCAAGCCGCCACAACGCCAACCACCACCACAGCGCGCGTGAACCCGTACCGGACCATCCCCGGCGACGGCACCCACAACATGGGCGGCGCCGACGGATACGACTGGGGCACCTACACCGCCACCATCCCACCCGACTCCCCCGGCTGCACCTGGGCCATCGTCAGCGTCTCCGACTATCGCGGCGGCGAAACACTCCGCGAAGGTGAAGCATCATCCGGCACCGTCCGCGCGAACATCCAACCCGACGGGGTGTCGTCGTGGACCGGCACCATCAACGGCGACCACCGCATCATGTTCCGCACAAGCGGCTGCGGAGCCTGGACTATGACCGAGTGAGGTCGGTGTTTTAGTCGGTGCTGAGCCCGAGTTCGGCCATCAGCTTGTCCACCGAGACGGTGACCCCGCTGCGCTCATGCACACTCAGCCGGTCCCGCAGATCTTCGAGTTCCTCTTGCAGGGATTCGTACCGCTCCACCGAGATCAGCACGGGACGGGTATCCACGACGGGGCGCGGTAGGTAGCCCATGACGTACTTGGTTTCGGCCCCTACAATCCCCGGGATGTAGAGCCCGTCGCGCAACAGTCCTGCCGCGTTGTAGCGGGACTGCATTTCAGCGACCGCGGCGGTCATCTGCTCGTCGTAGAGCGGGGTGTCGGTGAGATGCCCAGCGTAGGAGGCGAACTTTTTCCGCATGAACGTCTTGATCCGGCGGATTTCCTCGGACGAATCACCCAACCCGAGGCCCACATACTGCCCGTCGATGCGCATCAGGACTTGCCCTTGACGTCGTAGCAGCCTTCGATGCCGAGCTTCGCGCCGATCGCCGCCACGGCGTCAACGAGGGTGCGGTGTCCGAGCTGCGGCCACAGGATGCGCAGCTGATCCCACACCTCTTTGTCGTAGTCGGGCGGCAAGGCCGGGCCAGGCTGCGGTGCCGACGGCTGCTCACCGGGGAACACGAACCCGTCCAGGTCTTTCTGGACTTCGCCGCGGAACCAGTTCATGTCGAGGTTGCCGGGGTCCCACTTTCCCTGTGTGGCACCGGCCCATTCCTTATGGCCGATGACGTGCTTGGAGTCATGGCCGAGTCGTTTCAGCACCGCCGCGGTGGCGTCGCGCATGGTGATGATCTGGGCGTCGGGCCAGCGCTGCGCGGGATCGAACGAGCCGTCGGGGCGGATGGTGGGCCAGGCGCACTCGAAGCCAATGAGCCGCTGATTGCCGTTGTTGGTGCCGACGCCGGGATACGAGCCGGTCCCAGCGTGGTTGCATGGGCCGACGGCGATCAGGTGGCATTTCCCGTCGGGGGTGATGAGGCATTGCGATAGTGGGCCTCTCAGGTCGGGGCGGCCGTCACGGATTCCGGCGACGGTTTCTCGGTCGTTGCCGGTGTGGTGGATCATGACGCCCCAGATGTCGCCCATTACGCCGCCGGTCCCGCGTTCTTTCCAGTCGGCCTGGGCGACTACGAGTCGGTCGCCGAGGGCTTCTCGTAGAACGTCTTCAAGCCATACGGGGTCACCAGTCCATGTCACGGCTGTTCCTCCTGTGGTCTGCCAGTACTTGTCGAGGTAGGGCGTCACGGTGGCGATCCGCGACTTAATTTCGGTGAGGTAGGCGCGGCGGCCGTTGGCGTACCAATAGTCAGCGCTGGGCCAGTTCGGGGCCTGCTGCATCCAGCAGATGTTCAGCCATATATCGGTGCTGGCACCGGGTTTGGCGCGCCACACGTCGAGCTTGTCGAAGAAGCCTTTGATTTGGGCTGCGGCACCGTCGAAGCGGTGTGGGTAGGAGCCGTCCTGCTGGGCAATGCCGTAGGTGGTGTGGGTCGGGTCCCAGATGTCGTCGTTCCAGCCGGACTCTTGGTAGAAGGTGGACATGACCGCCAGGCATTCGCTGCGGGTGTATCCGCGCGCCTTGGCTTCGGCGATGGTGATTTGGGCGACTTGATCTTTCGTGGTCACCGTTTGCTCCCGAGGATTCCGCCGAGGACGGGGATGGAGCGCAGCGCGCCGTCGATGATGTCCATGACTTGCGCTGGCAGGTTGGTCAGGTCGGGGAGTTTCGCGACGATCTGGTCGTCCAAGTTGGACAGGTCGGGCAGGTTCTCGGTGATCCTGTCGGCGATGCGGTCGGCGATCCTGTCGGCGAGCGGTCCGAACAGTTTGAGCAGGATGATTCCGAGACGGTCCATGTCGGGGGTCCTTTCATGCAGAAACCCCGCGCACCTCGTGGTGGCGGGGTTTCTGTGGGGGGTTGTTCAGATGTAGAAGAGGGTGTCGCGTTCGATGAAGAAGTCGATCGCTGGATGTCCTGTGGCGAACATCCACGAGATGAGTCCGGTGAGGGCGACACCGCCGAGGAGTCCGGTTCCGATCGCCCCCGCTACTCGTTTGGTCATGACAGTCTCCTGACCGTGACGCGGGAGGTGTCGATGAGGTGTTTGCGGCCTTGGTCGTCAGCTACGGTGAGGACGGTTCCTGCGGTGAAGAGGACGGTGGCGTTCCAGCCGGCGGGTCCGCGGGATTGAACGTGGATCTTCATGGCCGGTCACCAGGTGTCGGTGGTCTCGACGTGGTGGCGGCCGCCGCCGCAGTGTCGCACGCACTTGTAGATGTGTTTGGTGCCGTCCATCTTGGGTGTGCCGTCGGGGTTTTTGGCGTAGGTCCAGTCGGCGCTTGCTCCGCCGGGTCCGGTGGCGCAGGCGTGCTTGTAGATTTTGCCGTGTCCGGTGCCGTGGTTGTCGCAGTGTTTGGGTGCGGCGTCTGCGACTGCGGGGGTGAGGAGTGCGAGGGCGAGGGCGGCTGTGATGGTTGCGATGGTGTTGCGTAGCATGGGTTGGCCTCCTGTTGGGGGTGGGCCGCCTGGCGGGGTTGGTTTCTCAGGCCTATCGCCCCGCCGGGCGGTGTCTCAAGTTGATGAACGTGAGTCTAACCGCGTTTGACCACGTGCACAAGTGTTTCTTTGAGATACACTCCTAGATGTGACAATCATCGACCGTATGATCGCCAACCGGCAGAAACGCGCAGCGACTATCGCCGAGCTTGATGCCGAACTGGCTGCCCTCGTCTACGAGGCGATGACTGTCCACGGCATCACGTGGCATGACATTGGCCGCGCCCTGAAGATTTCCAAGCAGCGTGTGTATCAACTCCGCGCTGCTGGTGACCCGAACCGTTAGCGGGGTTATTCCCACTCGACCAGGACGTAGCCGTCACCGCCGCTACCTGCGTTTGATCCGCCCGCGATTGTGCTTCCGGCGGTCCCCCCGCCGCCGTTCCCCGCGGGGCCGGAGCTGGTTCCGTTGCTGCCGCTGCTGATGCTGTTGTCGTTGGACAGGAGGCCTCCAGCACCCCGACCGCCAGCGCCTGAACCGTCCGTCCGGCTTTGCCCGCTAGTCGGGTTACTACCGCCGTTGCCGCCTTTGCCTCCTGTATAGCCCGTTGCGGATACGCCGGAGACGCTGGTTGTACCGCCGGCCCCGCCGCTTCCGCTGGCCGACGAGCTAGTTCCCCCCGCGCCTGCTGCCCCTCCGCTAGCCGTCAGGGAAACGCTGCCGGACGAGAACACAGTCGAGCCGCCGGGCGTGCCGTTATTGCCGCCGGACGTGCCTACCGCCCGCGCTCCACCGGCACCGCCGAGGCCCCGGATGAGGGTAAACGTCGAGCCGAGAGACGCGCGTGGAATCCAGACGCGGCCGATGTAGCCACCGCCACCACCACCGCCGCCGCCGTAGCGGTAGCCGGAGTTGGCTCTGCGGCCGGAGCCGCCGCCGCCGCCCGCACCGCCGAGGGTGACCCAGCAACCGGATGCGCCCTCGGGTACCGGCTCGTCGATCAGATCCTCGTAGCCGGGGTCTTCGCTGGAGATGCTGAACGGTTCAAACGACGGCCACACCTTGTCAAAGCTGGTCCCGTTCCACGTGTACAACTCGGGGTCGACGAACGCCGACCCGTTCCACACCTTGAAGCTCGACGGGTCCACGAACGCAGTGCCGTTCCAAACTTTCACGGCACCACCACATACAACACACCAGCCGTGCCAGTACCGGGAAGGGTGGTGCCCATCCACATGCCCTCAGCGGTCCCAGACTTCTGCACCGACCCGTCCGCTTTGGTGAGCGATGCTTGCACACCAGTCGACATTTTCGACGCCGCGATCGCCGCGGACGGGCTGACGTGGGTGTTGGTGATCGACCCGGATGCAATCTTCGCTGACGACACCGAACCATCGAGTGGTGTGCGTTGATCTGACAGGCGCGAATCGTTACCCACACACACCGTCGAGCCCGAGTTGCCGAGCGGGATACGGGCAATGTCCAGCGTGCCGGACGTGATGGATGATGCCGCGTGGGTGTGCGACGTGGCAGCCTTCCCATCCAACTGGGTTTGAACGTTCGAGGTCACGCCATCGAGCGTGTTCAGCTCGCCAGTCGAAACCGTCGCACCGGCCAGCACATTCACCTCACCGGCCGTCGCCACCACATCCGTGACATCCGCCAACACATGCGTGTGCTCACTGTCCGCCTTGCTTTCGGCGAGAGTGTGGGCGTCGGCGATGCCGTCCTCCATGTGGTTCAACGCCCCCGCCGACAACGGCGTCTCCGTTGACGGCGCGTTCTGCCACACCTGCTTGTCGTAAGCCATGAGAACCCCCTTCTAGGGCTGGTCCCTCAACCCGTGCGGCACCAGGCACGAATACCCGTCACCCGGAAGCACTTCCAACGCCATGTTGATCATGGCCGTGATCGCGTCCGACCGGGACTCCACATCCACATCGGCCGCGCCATCAGCCGTGACTTTCCAGCCCGTTTCGGTACGCGCGCCCTGCGTGATCAGGACTCCCTCGTTGTCGAACAGGCCCATCAGGTCGTTGCCGAATACGACGATCTGGTGATCGGTCTTGATCCGCATTACGCGACCCCTCCCATTGCGATAATCGTTAGCAGCGCCACAAGTCCCACCACGTGTATTGCTGTGATTGCGGCGAAGAAGGTTGGCGAAGACAGCCAGTCTGGCCAAGTTGACGGATGCCGAAAGATGAATGGCGCCCGCATCAAGCGACCACGCGAGGTGTGACGTCGATGCTCGCACCAGTCCCGGACACCTCGACGTTGCCGTCGTCGAACGCCGCCGAACCCACAAACGTGCCACCCGACGCCGCCGACCAAATACCGCCTTCAACGTAGGTGCCGGCGGCGACGGGGATGGTCACTTCGTCGCCCGTGTTCGTGCCACTCGACCCGCTCGTCCACGACGTGGCCTGACGGGCGTAACCGCCGCCCGTCGCCTCGTTCGTGCCCGTCGTGCCAGCCGCACCCGTATGCACACTGATGTACGAACCTAACGCCGCGATCGCATCCGAGGCGGCCTTGTGTGTTGCATTGGGAATGCCCATGATCCCGCTTCCTTTCCAGAACTTTATATTGGTGACAGAGCGACAGAGATGCCGCTCCACGGATTCGAACCGGACGATGTTGCACTCACGGTGCCGCTCGCCGAAGCTGTACTCAAAGCCACCTGCGTGCGAGACAAATCCGACTGTACGAGCGACCTGTTCGTCATGCCCGAGTAGGACGTCCACGAAGAAACAGACCCGGTAGACCCGTTACCAGCAGCAAGCACGTGGATGACCAGACCACCCGCCGGAACGGTCACGGCCTGCGACGGGGATGCTCCAGAACCGTACGCGGTGGCCGTGCTGACGGACCCGACATGCGTCGCGGATATCACGTTCGCAGCCCCATACATTGAGCCGCTGTGCGTGATCGCAACCGACTTGGCCGATCCGCTGCCCGCCCCGGCGAGCCTCCACACCGACACCGAACCCCTGGTGGCGTCGTTGTTATGGGAGACAATCGCCAACTGTGTCATCGCGACGCCGCCATAAGTGATGCCGGTGATCGACGGCCCCGAGCGGTCCCATGACACCGCCACGAAAACGTCCGCGCCTGCCGCTGCGGTGAAGTCGAACGTCTCTGTCTGCGTACCGCCGAAGCTGGTCCACACCACACCAGTGGCGCCGACAGCGTTGTACGCCACCGGATCAACACCGTTGTTGCCGACAGCGTCCATCCCCATGGTCGGCGTGACAGACACGCCGAACGTGCGGGCATACCGCTCCACTGCCGACATGCCGACCTGCGGCGTGATCTCCACGTCGAACACCGACGCGTACCGCTCCGACGCCGACATTCCCACCGACGGGGAAACGCTCACCTCGAACTCGCGGGTATACCGCACGCCCGCAGACCCGAAACCGACTGTCGGGGTGAGGGTCATCCCAAACCCTGGGCGCTGACTGCGCGGCGTCGGGAACAGCGACGTCGAGGGGAACAGCTCTTCGGACGGGAACAGCGGTGTGAACCCGCCAGGTTCACGCATCGCAATGTAGGGGTTCAATGCCAACCCGAATGAGGCGACACTCTTCCCGCCGCCGCTCATCCCCACCGCGGTTGGCAGCACCAAACCGAATGTGGCGGTGTTGCGTGCCACCGCCGACATGCCCAGCTCGGGGGTGAGAACGACACCGAACTCCTGGGATGGCCCACCATAAGTGAACCCGACCTCCGGGTCGATGGTCACACCGAAGTGGGCGTGGACCTCGGCCCACCAGCCCGCCATCAGCCCGCCCCGATTTGCAGGTTCACCGCCAACGCCGACCACTTATTGCTCTGCGTCGACGTCGCATTCACCGTTCCCGTGTTCGTGGTGGTGTTCACACACAACAGCGGGTTCGTGCCCTCCTGCTTTGCCCGCACACGCGCACCCACAACCGACGTCAAATCGTAAGACGGGCCACCGCCACCACCAGCGCCGAACGCCTGCAAAGTCACACTGCCAGTAGGAACCGTCACCGCCTGCGAATGCGCAGTCCCGTTACCGAACGCAGCATCAGCCTCACCAACCGACACCACATTCTTGAACGAGATCGCGTAAGCGCTCACCCATCCCGGCCCCTTCACCTTCACAGTCTTCGCGGACCCGGAACCAGCATTGTCCATGCGGTAAATCGCCAACCCACCGTTCGAAGCACTGTCATTGTGATACACCGACCCGACCAGTGCGCCGCCACCCTCGGCGTACGTGACCGACGGAGCAGAACCCGAACGGTCCCACGACATCACCACAAACACTGTCGACCCGGCAGACGCCGTGAACGACTTGCTTGCACTGCCAAACCCGGACAACGGGTCCGACACAGCATCGAAACCCAAATCCACCGGGGCCGGAGGAACCGGCCAGTTCTGGTCATTCGTGATCGTCCCCGGATACAGCGTCTCAGCCAGCCGAACCCAGATTCGGGTCTGCGCCGCCAAGATCGGGTCGGTGGTGTTGATGTTCTCGTGAACCGCGATCGTTGCCCCGGAGTCGCGCTCGAAGAACACTGACGCCTCCCAGCCACCCGAGAATGCCCCTGGATGCCCGTACCACGTCCCGAAATTCTCCATCCCGTACCCGTAGTAGTAATCGGTCGGAATGTAGTAGCCCTTCGCGAACTTGTCCCACCCGCTCGGGTACCTCCAATAGGTGCGCATCCAAACATCGTGCGACTCTTCACTTATCAACTCGCCATCGCGGATGGCCTGAATGAACTTTGTGTAGTCGTTGATGTTCGTGGACAGCGCCCCGGCACTGTTCAGGAAGTTGGGGTTGATGTTGTCGGATCGCGTTGTGGGCGCCGGACATGGACCGGTCGGCGGCCACTGCGTTTCGGTTAATCCCAAGGGCTCGATGATGTCTTCGGTGATAATCTGTTTGATCGTGCGGTGCTCGGGGTCGACCTTCTCCAGCACCATGCCGATCAACGAGAAGTTGGAGTTGGTGTACGCGTAGTCGGTGCCGGGATAGAATTTCGGCTTGCCCTTCATGGTCGACAAGAAATCTTCTGCACCCTTCCACGGCCACGTTGGGAACAGGGTGTAGAAGATGGCGTTCGCACCAGCCGTGTACTCGGCGATCCCCGACCGCATCGATAGCATGTTCGCCATCGTGATCACCGTGCCGTTTGGGATACCCGGAACATACTGCTCGAGTGTGTCCTCCAGGGTGATTAGACCCTTGTCGACCGCTTGGAAGAACGCCACGACCGTGAACATCTTCGTAGAACTGCCCATGCGGAAATGGTCATCCAGCGTCAGCGGGCGAGCGGCGCCGCCCACCGACGTTCCATACGCCTTTGCGTAGCTGCCGCGCGGGCCGGTGATCTGCACGATGACCCCCGGCTGGCCGGACTCCGCGCGCGACTCCTCAACGATCTGATCCACCATCGCCTGATCCGCCGGCGACAACAGGTCGCCCTCTTCGTGTGCGGGGGTGGTGAACTCGAACACGTCAGACGGCTCAGACAACCATCCCGCATTGTCGATCGTCTGCACATAGAACTCGTACTCCGTGTTGGACTGAAGCCCGTTGTGCTCGAACGGGGGAAGGACGGGGGTGGGATTCAATTGCACGAAATCCCCACCCACATCCTTCTCGCGGGCGTACACAAAATAGCCTTGAATTGTCATTCGTCCGTCGCTCCAGACCATGTGATAGTGAGTGAGCTGAATGTTGAATCCACCAACTCGACCAGCGTCGGAGCGGTCGGGGGCGTCAGGTCCACCGGATCGGGATCAGGTAGCGGATCGGGCCGGAAAAACACCCACGCACCACCGGGCGCACCGTCACCACCGCCCTCAAACGACGCCAGCGCGCCGCGCCCACCATTACCCGCACCACCAGCCGGTGCGCCGTCGCCGCCAAGTACCTTCTGGTCCTTGCCGCCGACATACTCCTGCCCATTGAAGGTGAACGAACCCGGACCGCGCCCCACAGGGGCAGTGAGGAATCCGACGCCGTCGCCGCCAGCACCGCCCTCGCAGATGAGAGACTTCCCCGGGATGGAAATAGTGGTGTCGCCACCGGCAGACCCAGATCCAGAACCGCCCGTGCCACCAGCGCCAGGGGTGAACGTAACGACAGTGGACGTGCCCGAAAAGTCAGTGTCACGAACCCATGTCGTGGAGTTAAACAACCCCGGCCGACCCGGAGCACCATTCAACCCGAGCAACAAGCCCTGCTGCCCGCCGCCGCCGCCGCCGACACCCACCACATCCACGTAGTTGCACCAGTTCGGGATCGGGATCGTCGTGGCCGATGTGCCGAGGTACACCCTCAGCGGGTCGTGATGATCCCCACCAGAACCTGTATCGACTGCAATGCCGATCCACGGAACATTCCCTGAACGGGTGACGTTCGCCTTCGCAATCGAAGACGGCGGACTATTCGGGGAAGTGTTGTTGCGGGTCGCCGCCAACGAAACAATCTGCGCCGTGGGATGCTGCGGAAGGTTCGCCACCCTGCCCTGAACTGTGTGCGTACCACCAACAGGGACAAGCTCATAGGCGTACACCTCACTCGCCACCACGGGCAGCGGATCGGCCAACTCGTAGGAAATGAACGCGCCCGGAGAAGATGTTCCCTCCAGGATGCCCACGATATTCGGTGAATGGTGAACCAAGGTGAAATCACCGCTCGTGGTGTCCACTTTCCAGATGTTCACGTAGAACTCGGTGATACCCGCGACGCCGTAGCCAATCCACGACACCACACCCAACGGCATGTCTTCTTCAATGAAGTCCAGGCCGATCAGCGACGCCGACTGTGTAGCCACCAACTCATCAGAGATGTTGGACAGCGGGAAGTTTGACCGCTCCGACGGCAGCAGGCCACCATCGGCGGGCTTGTTGGTTCGGATACCGAGGGTCGCCCACGAGAACAACCCCGCAAGCGCGTTCGACGCCACCGTCTGCATGTAGTTGAACAGGTCGGCGATGCTGTGCCCCGCCGCGTTGGGAATGTTCAGAATCCCACCCACAACGGTGTTGACGATTTCCTGGATCGTCTCCCGCAGATCAGCAGGCCCCAACAAGCCGATGATGTTCGCCGGGTTGATGTTCCGCAGCGCGTCAAACAAATCCTCAAGCGTGCTACCAACCACCGTGGCACCCCGGCGAATGGCGTTCACCACCGTATCGATGACTAGCTGCACACTGCTACGAATCGACGAAACGATATCCGACAGACCCTCAACCCACTCCGGGCGAATCGAACCCGTCTGCTTCACCACGGCATCGTCGAACCACACAGTTCCCGCCGCGGCACCCGCATCCACCACCAAGCGCAACTGAATACCAGTGACACCATCGGGCACCACATACTGGCCCGCCATCAACGTCCAGTCCGCATCCTGCGATTGCGGCGTATACGTCACAACCGAAGCCGGCGCCTGCGCAACACCGTCCACAAACGGCACCACATCCAGCCGGATCGGATCACCCGAACCCGAATACCCCTCATGGCTGACGTACACCGAAATGTCCACCGTCTGCCCCGCGCCGACACCCAGAATGTCCGTGGCATCCTCACCCGAACGCAAAGCATGCAGCTTCCCGTTCGCGATGACCCGCACCGCGCCCGTGCCGTCGCTCGCATGCGACTTGTCAGGGTCGACAACCCACTCCGAACCCGAATCCACGGAATCGGCAGCGAACTTCGGCGCCGACAGTAGGTTCGGTGTCTGCGCCGTGATCGCACCGATAGGCAGGAACGTCAACAGCCGCGGCAAGACATTCCGCAGCGGGGCCAGGATGATATTCACCAACTGCGCCGCCGCCTGAAGCGGGTTGAAGCTCGGATTGTTGAAGTCGATAGACCGGAAGAAGTTGCGGATATTGTTGAAGAATTGTGTTAGTTCCTCAATCCCGCCACCCACAAGGCCGGTGATCGCCTGAATGATGTCCCCGAGAATGGGGATGTTCAACGCCCAGTCGCGCAGCTGGTCGAACGACGCCTCACCAGGGATGAACACCCCAGCAACAGCGCGCACCACCCACGCCAAAAACTGTTCAATGAACTGCTCACCAATCTCAAGCAGCTGCTGAACAGTGAACGGACGCTGCCACTGCAACGCCGACTGCTCCGGGTGAATACCCGGCTCCGACGGAACCGCATGCGCCCACTTAGGCAGCGGATCAAACGAATCAGTCATGACAGCGGCAAAACCTCAACCGAAAACATCGACGTAGAAGCAGAAGTCGTGTACGTCACCGACCCCGCCTGCCTCTCGCACCGGAAATAGATCGTCGCCGGTGTACCGGCCGCCACACGGTCAAACCCATCCGATGAGCCCGCCGCAGGTCCCGAAACAAGCGTCAGCCGCTCCGATTGCGCCACACCGGGGCACCGGCCGATCACGTTGCCGCCAGTCTCACCGTTCAACCGGGCCACCAAATCAACCCGAACATCCGCACCCTCACCGGTGACCACCGTGTACCCCTGCACACGCGGCCGCCAATCAAAAGGCTGCGCAGGAATCGACACCTGAGCCAAAGTCGAGTTCGCGTTACCCGATGCAGTGTTGTTGATCGACGCCGGAACATACCGGTCCCCCACACGCTGCGCCGCCAACACAAACCCATCAGCAGTCGAATTCACCACCGGCACCTGACCCGCAACCGGCGACGGATCAACATCCGTCGGGTCCCACACCGCCTCACCATCCGCGCCCTTCGCGCCGGCGTGCAGCGCCAGGTTCAACCGGTACACACCCGGCGTGGATGTTCCAGGTGGCGTGATCTCAGTGAACGACGCCTCCGCCGGGGTTGGATCGTCCGGGTCCAGCTCCGTCAAGTTCACCGTCGTATCGAACGTGGCCGGCATACCCGGATCACCCTTCTCGATCGCGGGCACGCCAACACCGATACCGCCCTGCGGACGCAACTGGAGGATCGCCGCACCCGCCGTAGGATCGACAGGAATCTCCACGATCCCCTCAAACAAATAGTGAGTCCCAGCAGGATTCAAAGGCCACGACATAAGGCACGCTCCATTCACATTGGGCGAGTTACAGAAAGAAAGGACGACCGCTGCTTATCCCTGAGGTGACAGCGTGAGGACCGACAACGTTTCAAAAATCCCCGTGATGAACCGCTGATGCTTCGCCAACGGGGCCTCCGACTTGCGTCCATCCCCCAACTGCGCGATCACCTTCCGCTCATCCTGGGAAACCCGCCACATGACGTTTTCGATGTAGTCAGTCACCATTCGGGTACGTGACATGAACACCAGCGACATCAGGCCGCCGCGAAAAACGTCCCGACCCAACGCATACTGGGCACCGTTGCGGAACTGCACCGTCGCCGTCGTCTTGCCCTGCGAATCAAACAAAGCGTTGATGAATGCAAAGACTGTCTCGATGTTGTACGGCGCTGAGGCTGTCGGATAGAACCGCTCGATCGCCGGATGGTACGGGCCAACTTCGTCACGGCGGTCGTAATGCTGAATCAACTGGAACGCCAGGAAGCTGTTGTTCAGGAACCCCGACAGCAGATCGGACGGTATGCCGGTGAATCCGACGACGATCATCAGCGAGTCGATCAGCCATGCGAAGGTGGCATTCATCAGGTCGTTCAACCACTTTGGGGAACGCCCACCAATGATGTGCTGCCAACCCTCGGGGGTGTGGTCAGTGATCGTGCACGCATCGATGCCGGTGTCCTCACCCGGCTCGGGGGCCACGAAATAGGCGTATGGCTGCTCGAAATCCACACCCAACGCGGGCGCATAGAACACGCCGTCCATGCCGGGAACCTGCTTGATGACAGGTTTGAAGATGTCCCCCAGCGACCCGCCAAGGTCAATCGTGGTGCGCAGCACCGAATCGAGCACGGTTTTCGTCGGGCCAGTGATCTGCGACCGGTCCACTGTGGAAAACACGTAGGTAGGCTGGTCCAGGTTCGCCCACCTGTCAGGCTGCGGATCACCTGGAAGCCACAAATCCATGCGGGTATCCACACCGTACGACTGGGTAACGTCCTTGATGACGGCCTGAACGGTTTCCATCCGCACTGTCCGCGCGACCATCGGCGACGTGTCCAGCAGTGGATTGGTGCGTGACACATACACCGGGGTTCGCAGCATGCGGGTGAACGCCTGGACCGACAGCCCATCCCGCGACAGGGCTTGCAACACGGTGCCGAACCATGCCCGGATATCGGGATTTAACGACAGGCCGTTGTTGATGAACTCCAGCCACCCGGACTGCAACCGCAGAGCGCATTCTGCGACCATGTTCTCCACGACGGTTTGCAGCGCCCACACGAAGATCGCGTGCGAGAACGGCTGTGCCTGAATCGGCAGCCACCACGACGGCCAAATCACGTAGTAATTGAGGATGTCGCGGATACCGCGCAGTTCAGCGGTGCCGGTCCATGCGCTGTCGCGGTACTCGTAGGTGTGGTTCTTCGTGTAGAACGCATACCGCAAACCGGCTGTCTCGACGATGACACCGACCATCGTCTTTTTGCAGTCCATGAACAAAGGGATGAGAGGGCTGTTCCCTTTGAGGACGATCCGGCCGGTTTCAACATCGTTGCGCGGGTCAGCACCCGACGCCTCGATCAGGTCGCCACCGACAGCGCCCATCGGCTGCCAAAACTTGTCGCACACCGTGAACCGGAACGACGTGTCTACCTTCGATTTGCGTTCTGTCAACGCCCGCGCGGTTCGTGCGATCCTGTTGGGGTCGCCGGACTGGAGGGCGGATTGCCATGCGGCTGTTTCGCGTTCAAACTTCGACAACTGTCATCCCCCTCCTTTCCTGGTTCACAGGCGCCCACAAATTCACCCCTCACCGAGGTATTGGCCGGGGCTTGCCACTCCAGTGGCTACATCGGGTAGCGGCGCAACGGAGTCCCCGAAAGAATCACCTTCGAGTCAGCGTTGCCACCAACAATTTCTGTCTTCACAAAGAACTGCTGCGCCGGTTCGCCAGGTGACTTCGCGGGGATCGCCGCGTTCTCACTGAACCGGCCCGACAGGTACTTATAGAAATTGCCCTGCGGGGGAACAATCCCAAACATCGACCCAATCTGGTCGGTGAACGCGTTCCGCTCCGAGAAGAACGACAACAACGACTTCACCGCCTGCTGGAAAATGTTCAACTCCTGCGGCGACGGCGGCACCGACGTCAAATCCTGCACCAACGTCGTCTGTGAGCGCGGGTCGGTACGTAGGAACACAATCTGATTGGGCAGCAGCGGACCAAACTCCACATACTCATCCGCGCCGGGACCGTCATACAACCGGAACGTGCCCGGGCCAAACAAGGTCGCATCCCAATACATCGGCTGGTCACCAACATTGACCATCGACACAAACCCCGACTGCGTGACATTCGCATTGTCGCCCGCCGACACTTTCCGCACCGGAGCTGGTGTCGCCTGCGTGATCAACGCGCCACCGGCCTGCATACCAAACCCAATACCCCGATAATCCGGGCCAAGCTCGCTACCAGTGCCGGTTTCCTTGTGCGACAAGATCGGCAACCCATTGCGCAACACTTTGAACATGCGCGGATCGCCCTCATACCCGGCAACCAGGGTGAACTTCTCCCCAATCAGCGGGGCCACCAGAAGCGGCCGCTGAAACATCACCGTCTGCGAGAAGTTGTTGAACCTCGACAGCTTGATCCAGTTGCCCTGCACCCGCATGCGGATGCCATTACCGTCCCAGTCTCCGTTGCTGTCGCGGCCCATGCGAGCCCACAGGTCGTTCGCCCCACTATCAGGCAGGCTCCACTCTTGGAACCCTCCGAGCACCATCGACACAACCTGATTGTCGGTGTCGGTGTCGAAGTCTTTGTACGGGCCGCACACCACCTCGCGGGTATCCGTTGTCAGCGGATCGTCCGGGTCGTCCCGCCACCTCGCCTGGTCACCATTGGCGTAGACGTACCCGCCGCCGTCACCCTCGTAGTACAGCGGCCAGTCCGCGCCGAGGTCCTGCGTGCCCGACGTGTCATAGTTGAACGTGTCGGTCATCGACTCATACTCGAACTGGAAACTCGCCGTGTAGTCGTAGGTACGCCAGAACCCCGAATCGGCCCGCAGGCGCAAACTTTCACGCTGCCGCTTGCCGATCTCCAGCGGTGCTTGCGGCGCGCCCTGGAACCACCTGACCGGCGCCCACCAGTGCCCCATGTCGTGGGTGAGGAAGTTCAACGTCGATTCCTGCTTCGCGTCGATCGACGCGACCAGATCGCGGTAGACCCTGCGCGTCCACTTCGGCGACCGGCCACGGCATTCCACCCCCACCTCAACCTCAATCGGGTCGTAGAGCGCATCAATATTGGTGATTCCGTCCTCGGTGGCGCCCTTCTGGTCGATGTGTTTCCACGGCGGGATCAACCCCTTGAGTGATGTGAGGTGCACCATCTCCGGGGCTGTAACCCGGTCGGGGACCGCCATCCCGCCCATCATGTGGAAAGTGATCGACTTGTCGTAGGCGTCGAGCCACATCATCGGCTTCTCGCCCTTGGCAAGGTCGTACCAGCCGTGCGGGGTTACATCCGTTGCGGGGTAATGCTTCTTAGCCATTTACCCTCCCGGCATGACGTACTGGTTTTGCAGGTGATACGCGATGTCGCGGCCAGTGCCGTCTTCGGTGGCACGCTGATTGTTGACCGTGATGTTCGTGTCGCCACCCTGGTTGACTTGGGTTTGGCCCTGGCCTGTGGCTTGCGGGTCGATGTCCTTGCGCTGCTGGGAAGCCTGCCCGGCAAGGTTCGGCAACGCCGGAGCCGCACCAGCCAAACCACCCGCGATGCGGGTGATCCAGTTGTTGTTCGCCAAATCCGAACCACCCGTAGGCAAGAACGTTTCCATCAACCCTTGGGCGCCGATCGCGGCGACCTGACCGCCGTACTCGATGGCACGGTTGATCAGCTTCACCCCAGTCTGCGCGGCCTGACCCGCACCCGGGGCCATCGCGTCCAGCGCCATACCACCGGCCTGCACCGCCATGCCAAGCGCACCACCACCGTCCATGCCGATACCACCGGAACCGGACCCGGCATACGGTGCGACGTTCGCCCCGATGTTGGTGGTGTTCGTCGGCCCGCCAGTGAACAGGCCTTGCGGTGCGCCAGCGGCCATCGGGCCGCCACCGCCGCCCGTGGTGGGCAGCGGGGCAGGATTCGTCGCCCACGCACCCGACGACACCGGAGCCGGCGGGTTATTCAACGCAGGGTTGGTGTTCTGCGGGCTGTACAACCCCGGCGCACCCGCCGCCGCCGCCGACCCGCCAGGGACCGACGTCACCGGCCGGTAATAATGCGACGTAAACGACGGATCATCCGCGCCCGTGCCGCCGATACCACGCCGCGCGGCAGCGGAGTCACTGCCCCAGTTGAATGGCGTTCCCCCGGGCAGGGTGGCTTGCATGTGGCTTGAGTTGAATCCGACCCGGAAATCACCCGGGCCGCCCATGCCCTTGACGAAGCCACGCGCAGTCAGCCACTCGTCCGCATTGTGGGTCGACATGCTGGCGCCGGTCGTCGGGCGGCCATCCATCAAGTTGACCAGATCCTCAACAGCGCTAGAACAATCAGCCAAACCCTGCGTCAGGTCGCCGCGTTGTTCTTGTGTGTATCGTCCGGCGGGAACGTTCGCCAGAAGCGCCGCGTCACCGGGATAGGCACCGATCGGCGTCATCGACACACCGGCCGCACCGGCCGACGGGTAGGAACCCCGGTCATACTGGTTGTTCTGGTACTGCGGCCCGAACACACCCTGCGCGCCGAGCACACCCATCAACCCGTGCCCACCCTGCGTCGGGCTATACGCCGAAATGGCCTGCAACTGCCCCAACAACGGTGCCGCCGCGAGATTCGCCACGAACTTCGTGATGTTCTCCGCGATCCCCGCCAAACCCTTCGAGATACCGAAATCCTGATCAAGCTTGGCGCCGATCTGCCCCAAATCCTTGGCATGCTGATCGGTTTGCTTCGTCAACTTCTCGTACTGATTCGCCCGCGCATCCGACATGCGCATCTCGGCGGCCTGAAGGTCACGTTCCGCTTCGATCACATCGTTACGGGCCTTGAGCCGGTCCTCTTCAGTCGCCTCGGTGGACTGCTCCAACTGGGCTGCGCGAGCACGCTTCTCCGCCAGTTTGTGACGCGCATCCAGATACGACGATTCAGCGGAGAACACGGCAGCGTCCTGCGGCATGCCAGGAATCCCCGGCGGCAACGTCGTGTCATACGGCACCACCGGTGCATCCGGCAACTTCGGGCCAGACGACGACGACCCGCCGGCACTACCCGCAGCGCCCGGAAACAGATCAGCCAACGGACCATCAGGACCCGCATCCGCAGCAGCAGCACCACCACCGCCACGGCGCCCGCGTCGGTCCTCCACGGAAACATCCAATGGAACCTGACCAGGCAGGTTGCCGAACGGAGACGCTGGACCATTCGAGTTCGGACCAACAAGCCCCGGTATCGGGATACCACCAACCGTAGGCGTACCAGGCCCAGGCCCGCCGCCAAGTTGCGGCAACGGCGACGGTTGCGGATCAACCCCAGTGCCGCCCTGAATGTTACGGTCCCACCACTCACGGGCTCTGCGCCCCAACTGGTCTGGAGTGTTCGAATGATTCCAATTCTCCGCGCCAGGAATCGCGTTCTGAATGGCCTGCTCAATCTCAGGGCCGTTCTGCGCGACCAGGAACGCCAACCACGCCGGGACCGCCACCCGCGACAGCGCAGCAGAGATTCCCTTAGCCGACTTATCGGCAGTCGCGGGAAGCCCCGCCAGGGTAGTGCTCACTGTTGAAAGGGATTGCGTCAACGCGGTAACACCGGCGATAGCCTTCCACGCCATAAACGCGGTCACTACATCACCAACGCTGATGCCTATCCGGTCCAGCATTTCGACCACACTCGACAGCGCATCCCACAGATCCTGCGCAGTCTCAACCGCACCCTCGAACGCATCCTTGATGTCGTCCTTGTGGGCAACGATCCACGCGTTCAGGTCATTCAACTTGTCGGTCACATTGTTGATCGACTTCGCAAGCGCCCCGGGACCCTCAGTAGTGTCCAACGGGTCACCAAACAAAGCCGAAATGAAGTTCGCCCCAACACGACCCACAGCGGCGTTCATGTTCGACAAAGCGCCGTCAACAGTGTCGGCCAGCTTCTTCGACATGCCACCGAACTGGCCCTCAATCGCCTGCACAAGCATGCCGAACGAAATCGTGCCGTCCTGCGACATCTTCTGAATCTCGGCGCTCGTCAGGCCGAACTCTTTCTGCAACGCCGCCTGAACATTGATGCCACGCTCATTGAGCTGCAACATCTCTTCGGCCTGCAGCTTGCCCTTGTTGAACACCTGGTTAAAGATGACGGCCAGGTCGCCGAACTTCTGGCCAGACGCACCGGCAGCGTCCGCGATCGCCGTCAACGCCGCCTGCAACGGGCGGCCCTGCTTCACCCCACCGGCAAGGAACTGAGTAGCCGCTTTCGCCGCCTCATCCAACGCGATCGGAGTACCAACAACCACCTCGTTGATATCCGACATGATCGTCTTAACCTGCTCGGCGCTGTTCCCCATCGCGGCAAGACGATGCGACGTCGCATCAAGAGACTTGTACCTGTCGAAACCCTTGAACAGGGCAACACCGGCGGCGCCGATGATTCCTGTCGCGGCGGCCGTGAACGCCGTGCCCAACGCGCGGCCAGCCAACGCGCCAGCCTTCGACGCCGCACCCTCATACCCCGACAGGGCAGACGAAAACCGGCCCGACACAGGCAACGACGACACCAAAGACGAACTGAACGACGAACCAAACCCCCGGCCCGCCGACACACCATTCGCCGCGAACCCATCCACAATGCGAGAACCCGCGGCCTTCGTCGCACGATCAACCTCACGCGACAACTGCTCACCAGCATTACGGCCAGCGGCAGCCGCCTCCTTGGTGACGTTCTCGCCGATCGCGCGGCCAGCAGCCGAACCGCCACGAGCACCAGCAGCAGCCATCTCACGCTCAATGTTCTTCGCCGCCACCGCAGCAGCACGCTCATCAAGACGAGAAATAATGTCCACGTAGATCGGCATCAGACACTCACCTCCCGTCACCAGCCGAACAGATCGGCCTCAACCTCACGCTGCAACTCGTGCGCCTCAACTGAGGCTTTCGCTTTCTCCAACCGATCAACCGGGTCCTCGAAAGCGAACGGCTCATACGCCGCTTTACGGCTCTTCGATGCATGGAATGACGCCCTGAACCGGGCGATCTCGTTGTATGTTTCCGCCGCGATCAACTCCGGCTCAGACCAGCGGCCACCGCGAACAGCCCGCGCCACCGCACCATCAACCGGCGCGAAATCCACATACAACTCCCGAACGCGTTCTTCAGGATTGTCCACGAACCGAACCCCGAACAGGTCCAGCAACTCCAAACTGGACAGCCTGCCCTGATGCCAATCCGAAACACTCAACCCGAAGAAGCGCCGCAGGTCACTCGCTATCTGTCTCGGGTACAGTCTCCAGAACCACTGAGCTTCCATCACTTTTCGAGTCGGACTCAGCTCGCTCCGCGATTGTGAAGCCCTGCTCGGTCCACGCCCGCCACACATCCCGGGCGCCAGCCGCGCGGCCACCGATCTTCTTCGACCGCAGGACCTCGTAGTTGTCCATGCCCAGCACGACCTGAACGATCCGCACCTCACGCGGCGGCGACACACGCTTACCGTCCTTGTAGTACGGCGGCCCCTTGACCGCGCCGGGACGGGTCTCCGCCGGCAACACCATCTCGTTGCCGTCACGGTCCTTCACCGTCTGCTCCGGGATGTACAGGTCCGGCTCCCGGTCATAGGTTTCGATCTCTTCGAGATACGCCTCGTAGGCTTCCAGCGCATCATCGTCGAGCATCCGAAGGTTGGGGTGCGGGGGGATCGTCATGGTGGTGCCGTCATCGAACCGAAGGACACGATCAGCGAACGGCGAATCGAACTCGGTGGCCTGTTCACGCGCGGCGGCACCATTGTTCTCGGGTTTCTTCACAGACATCAGGGGCTTCCTTAAAAAGGGGGGGCTTCGGGGTTGAGGGGTTGGGCTGGCTTTATGTGGGTGCCTGCCGGGTGGGTGCCAGCCCCAAACCAACCCACCCGGCAGGACGATTCACCGGCTAGCTGCCGTCCGAGTACTGCTCAGCCCAGCCGGGGCCACCCATCCACACATAGAAGTAGCCGGGCACCAGAGCGATCGTCCCCGCCGGGTCGGGCCGCATGAAGTACTCATTCGGCAGCACCTTGTACGTCAGGTCCGCCGCGTCCGGGTCGGTCTTCGACCGCTGCTTCGACGCCTGGTCGTCCAGCTTCACCGCCGGGTAACCCTCAGCGCGGTAAATGAACCCGCCGGAAGTGCGGCGCGCGTACAGCAGCAGCAGCTGGTACTCCGCCGAGTCAGCGTCCAGCAGCGGACCCTCACCGTAGTCAGGGGTACCGGGAAGAGCCACCAGCGGATTACCGGCGTTGTCGCACAACGGAAGTTCCGACTCCAGCCGGTGAATCAGCGGATCAGCAGTACCGAGCGCCACGAACCGCACCGAGTACGACTTTTCCGTCACCTCAGAATCGACCGGGAACTTCGACTGCAACACCATCAGATCGTCAGAGGTGACATCCGGTTCACGCTCCGCGCCGCCATCTTCGGGGTTGCATCCGATGTGCCACCAACCCTCATTCGGGTCAGTGTTGTACTCGTACTTGCCGTTCACCTTCCGGCGAATGAACAGGTCATCGCGAAGCTTGCCGTCCTGCGCGAACGGCGACCACTTCACCGTCACGCAATCATCCTCGAACGGCGACATGTCAGTCGCGGCACCGCGATTGTCGCGGATGAACACCGCCTGCAGCCCGCCACGCTCGATGAACGGCTTGTGAATGTCAGTGAATCCGCCGGCGCTCCAGTCGGTGCCGGTCAATGGCTGCGTCATAGGGACGCTCCTCTCATTTTGGATAAGGGACCGGATTGCGAAAATTTCCGGCGAACAAAAAGGGACCCGGCACTATCCGCCAGGCCCCTTGTCAGGGCTGAAACTTCAATTAGATGTACTGAACACCGATCTCGTAGCGGCCCACATGCCGCACCAAGTGGCCGTCGTCGTCATACTCGACGAGGACCGGTTTCATCAGCACACGCGCATAATCGATACGCGCAACAACACCACCGCCGACCGGTATCTCCGTCAGCGGGTTAACGACAAGCTCCAGCATTCGTTGGTGCGTCAACTCGGCCTCATTCTCAGCGGCCTCATCAGACGCGGCGAACGTATGCACCGACACAACAGCCACATCGCTGCCTTCCTCGGGAACATCACGCCCATCGACGCGGCGAACCACACGATGCGGCAACGGATCACCCGACAAGCGGCGAGTAGAAACCTTCCCCAAAGGGGACAGCCACGCCACCAACACACGGTGGATACTCGGCGCTGAATCAGTCACCATACGCGGTGCCGCCGAACTGTTTAGCTGTCTTCTGCGCCGGCGCGTACTCGTCGTTGTGCGCCGACCCGAACTCCACGAGATGCGCTTGCGGATCAGTCGCGCCGACCTTCCCGCGGCCCTTGTTCGTGGACCGTTCCGTCACCTGAACAGAATCACGGTAAGCGCCGGTGCCCACGGGAGAATTGTTCTTCCACGCGGCAACAACCTCGTCCATGAACTCGTTGACGCCCTGATTCACCTCAGGCAGTTTGTCGAAATCGTCCAGCCGCACACCGAACTTCGCCAAAGGGTTCTTCCTCGTTGGACCGTTAGCCACGATTCATCACACCTTCCGAAGTTCTGCCACCAAACCCGGCGCCCAACCGTGAAAACCCATGTTCCAGTCACGAACCGCAACCACATCGAACACATCTGACCCGTACCCCACACGGTCTTTCACCTTCACCGGTGAACCGGGCGGCAAGTACAGGTCAACATCGATCGTTTCGGTTTCCACAATCGAATACGTCCCCACCACCTGCACATGCGGGGCAAGTTGGATCACCGGAACAGACACCCCGGCACCGAACTGGGGAACCGTGTTCCCCAATCCATCCGTCGAGTCACCGACGTGCGGGTAATGCGTCACCGTGTACGCGGTTGGAAACGTCATAGCCGGTGAATCGTGATCGTAGGTGCAGGGTTGGCGAACCGTTTCGCATCTTCTAACTCGTCCCGGGTGAACACTGCCGTCCCGGACACCCACTCTGCGTTCCGCTGGGTGAACGGCCCTGCCGTCAGCGATACCGCCTGCGATGAAACCGAACCCGGCGTCACCGTAAGGTGGCGTGCGGCGACCGCAGCCACAAACTCTGTTACAGAGTCGGGCACACCTCCGCCAACATATTCGACGATCACCACTGTGCCGGTAACGAGCGAACACCCATTTCTGGTGACATCCACATAGTTACCGTCTTGGTTGAAGTCGACTTCTTCTCCACCGGTAAGCGTGACTGCTTCGACTTCATCCACCACGCCAGGCAGCCACACGCGCCCATTGACGACCTGCGCCCGCACCTGAGTGGCCCCGGTGGTGAACACCCGCCCGGTGACGCGCTGGAAGGTGTCACTGACACGGCCCAGCACGCCATCCACACGGGAAGACTGCTCCGGTGTGAGCGCTGCGGCGCTCGGCAATCCGAGCGCCGCAGCAACGTCATCGGCGGTAGCAAGCAACATCGCTGTGGCTAGCTGCCCGTCTTATTGAAGACGACCACACCAGTCGGGCGAACAACCTTGCCGCCGTACACGTGCAGAGCGCGGATACGGTCGGAGAAGCTGTCCTGGTCGCGCAGCGCTTCAACGGTGTCGATCTGCGACACATACGCAGCAGCCGACGGATGGAACGCGACGAACTGCTCATCGTCAGTGTCCCGCAGGTTGTTCGACTCCACGATCCGAGCACCCAGCAGGTTCCCGATGGTGCCCGCGCGCAGACCAGCAGCGTCGCCGGAGGTGTCCGCGCTGGTCAGCTTCGACCCGGATGAACGCAGCCAGAACGCCATCTCCGCGTTCACGACAACGACACGCCCCACGTTCGGGACGTTCGCCTTCGTCAGCTCCTTGAGCGCCTTGGCGATCAGGTCGAACGCATCATCAGCATCCGAGGGAGCAGAACCGGTAAGCGCGGTCCCGTTGTCCACCAGCATGTCAGCGATGAACTTGTCGGTGTCGGTGGCCAGGGCCGTGGCACCAGCACGGGTGTAGGCCTCCAGCGACCCGGCGACCTGAACACGGTCGATGTCATCGACGAGGAAGTCGATCGACTTTTCCTGATCGATGAGCAGATCGACACCGGTGTCGGAAATCGCGTCCGCCGAGGTCTGCCGGCCAGCGGCCTTGTAGTCCTTGACGGTAGGTGCCACCACGCCCGCGATATGCACCACGTTGCCCTTGCTTGCGGTGCCTTCGTACTCGCGGTTGACGAGGTTGGCGAAAACGGTCTGGGCGGTCCACTCCTCCAGGAGCATGTCCGACCAGAGTTCGGGAATGAAGTTGTTGAAAGCCATTTTTGGCTCCCTTCTGTGTTAGTGGAGTTCTCCACGTAGATAGCTGTCGAGGCGGCCCTCTTCGCGCGCTTTCTTCCGCTCGGCAGGCGGCAGCGCCGCGTACTCGGCGGGGGTGAGAGGCTTCGGGCCTTCAACCTTCTTGTCTGATGTGACTTCCGACGTCGGCACGGCCGACGACGCCAACTTTGCCTTCAGCGCTTCTTCGATCCGCTTGTTGACGAACTCATTCCACCGGTCGGCGGATTCGCGCATCTCTTCCTCGGTATCGCCATGAATGAACTCCGGGTCGACTTTCGTTTCGCGCGCCACATTGCTGCGGATGCGTTCACGCTCAGCCGTCTCGAACTTTCGTTCCAGTTCTTCGATCCGGGACAGCGGGTCGTCGCCGATCTTTTCCTGCGACTCCCGCCATTTCTTGGCGTCCGCGAAGTTTTCCTTGGCTTGCGCCTCGTTCTTGCGGGCCATTTTCTTCCAGAACTCGACCGTCTCGGTTGGTTTCGGAGCTTGCGTTGGCTCCTCAACCGTGGCGGTTGTGTCCTGGTCGACTGCCGGTTCCACTGGCTCCGTTACGGCGCTGTGTTCCGACGTTTCTGCTGTCACATCATCAGACATGAGGGTTTGTTTCCTTTGCGGATGGGTTTTCTATGTGCCATGCCCCGTTACGGGACATGTGTGCGTTATCCAGACCGCCGGGGTCAGCGCTGGATGCTTCTGGGGCCTGAGAACTTCTGGTCACGCCACGCGAGGACCGGCCCAACCTCGCCGTGCTCCCGGGTGACGATCAACTTCCGGTAGTCAACGGCGCGGCCGCCGCGGTCTGCGATATCCGCGAACGCCTTCACCTGGTCATGCGTCTCGTTGAGAAGTTCCGTGCTGATCGTGTCGAAGTCCATCCCCGGCGGGATCACGTCGATATCGCAATCGCATCCCGGATGGATTGGCATCAGCGAGTTCTTGCGGTACCGCATGGTTGATGCGATGACGCACAGCGCGCAGTTCTCGTTGCCGGTCAAGACGCGGCGGTAGAACTGGACGCCGCTGCGGGCGAACGACGCCCTAGCCTGGTGCGTCTTCGCTAGTTGCAGGTCGGTGCCCGCCAGGTTCTCGATACGACGCTGACCGGCACGGAGTGCCGCCGCGACGCTCTTACCTTCCGACAGTGCCGTACGTGCTGTGATCACAGGTCGCGCGTACACCGTCTCCGACGGCACACCGCGAATCTTGGAGACCTCGACGGCCTGCACCGGTGACTGCTGGGTGACTTCTGCGATGTACACCGAAGTCATGGCAGCCATCGACTCTTGGGCCGCTTGGACAACCGGTGCCACCGAAGATGTCAACTCTTGCAGTCCACTGTCAGACAGCGTTACCGATGTCCACGCTGCGGACACATATTCGAGCAGTCTGCGCCTCAGTTCAGCGGTCGCAGCCGCATACTCAGCGTGATCCATCTTCCTGGGGACGCTGCACCGGATTGCCGGCGAACAGGGTTATCTGCTCACGCGCCCTATCAAGATCGTCCTGCTTGATCTGATCGGCGTTGTAGTTCAGGATGTTCCGCCGGATAGACGCCCACGACTCGCCGGCCGCCTTAGCCAGAGATGCTGCGGAATACTTCTCCCCCAGCGTCACACGGTCAGGCGACTCAAACGACACATCAACGGTGTCCTCAACCGATTCGCCCTCAATCTGCAACGCCTTAACCAAGATGGCCTCCAGGCCGATCTTCGCTATCGACAACCGATCCTCACACTTGAACAGGAAGCCCTTCTCAATGTTGTGCGCACCCTCAGCTGACTGGTTCGCGCTGTCCGGCATCAGCATCGGCAGCGGAGTCTTGGTCGCCGACGACAGCTGTCGAATATGCTCCTTGATCGCCGACAACATCGGAGTGAAGTCGTTCGCCTGGGACTCCCAGATATCAACCCCAGGTGGCAACTCCCACAACGCTCCCGGCGCGGCCTCAAAGATCGAGGCGTAGTCGATCGCGTTGCCGTTCTCGTCGACCTTCGGCAATCCATGCTCCGTCGACTTCAACGCCCGCTGCCGGAAAGCCTGGATCGCCATCGTGGACAACAACTGAAGCTCAGCCCGGTTGATCCGGTTGATGATGTCAATGTGAGGCTCCACCTCGCCCATGCCATCAGGGTTCTGGTACACCACCACCGGCGGCGGCGAACCGGTCACTACAGCATCGCCAACCGGAACCCACGAGTCTGAGATTCGCGTCACCAGCCTGCGCCGGGACGATGACTGCACAAAGCACGGACGGGCGAACTTTTGCCACCCGTCACCCGACCACACAATCGCAAAATCCGACTCGGCATCGAGGTCCCGCCACCACCGCATAGCGGCCCTGATCCGCCACGGCTGCAGCGGGTCAACGCTGACAACCATCGTTTCAGGAGAGTCAGCTGTGATCGTCGCCGTACCGTCATCACGACGCCAGCACGTCAAATACGACTCGCCGAAGTCCAGCCCATACTTGACCCACTGCTTACACACGGAATCCATGCGGTTATCCCGCCAAATGCGCCGTGCGCGTAACGCCAAATCACTATCGGCGGAACCACCAACCGTGATGCCATTCGGGATGATTCGGTCAGCAACAGAGTCACGCACCATCAGACCCCAGTTGGTGCGCGCCTCACGCTGAAACGAACGCCACGCCGCAGACGTGTTCCTCGTCAACTCGGGCAGCGGAGCATCCCCATTGGAGTAACGCGCCAACAAACGCACCCGCGACATTCCGTCGTCGATACGCTTCGTCAATACCGGGAGCCATTCCGCTGGCGTTGAAGCAGTCAACAGCTGACCCCCTCTCTGTCTCTATGTCGACTAGTAGATCCGTCTAGGCGCAAACACTTTCGGGCGCGGACGCGCACCATCACGACGCGCATCAACACACGCCTCCCACGACAACATCCCCGCCATCGCAGCATCAAACTTGTCGGCCAAACGGCCATCCTGCTTCTGCATAACCCACAGAGGCTGGCCCGTATCGTCCACCAGCTTCAGCTCACGCCGACCCGCATGACCCATATGCTCAACAAACTTCGGCCGCCACACATTGGCAGCCAGCGCCGCGTCACCAGTCGCCAATGCATCGGCATAACCCTGCGTCGCAGCAGCCACACGCCTCAAACTGCCGCCGCCGCCAACAGCCCACTCCACAACCCGATCCGGGAAACGGCCCGCCCACACGGCGATCGTCGAATCCCAGCCCCACGGATCGCAGTACATGCGCCACACCTCAAACCGCGACATCATGTCCACAACGAGCGCTGTCACCTCATGCTCAGGGACTTCCCACTCTTCGACGTTCTCGGGCCGCTCCCAACAGCCCAACAACATCTGGCGTCCCGTCGCAATCTCAGTGACCACGACAGCCGTCGCATCTCTCCACCGCGACCCGTCAAACCCAGCGGTGACGAACGCTCCATCTGGGACCGTCTCATCACACTGCACCAGGCGTGTCATATCGAACGCCTGCGAGCCCGACTTACGCCACCGATTCAGATAGACCCGCTCCCAGTACGCGCGATCAATACCAGTACGGTCGTAGTCCTTCGCGATCCGCTCAAACTGACCCGGACCCCACTCCCCAATAGGACCGGTAGCATCCGCGACAGCAGCAACCCGCTTCTCCACCGTCGACAAATCATCATGCTCATCGCCAGCCCAACGGCGGAAAAAGAACAGCGACGGGTCCTGCCGCTCGCCCCTGGCGATAGACTCCGCCTCGGCAAGCACATCCTCTTCAATGCTGCCCTGCCCCGGCTGCCCAGCCGTGGACGTGTACAACGTCCACGGGTCCTCCATCGGCCGCTTCGGCATGTTCTGCAACATCGTCTCGTGCGCATCACGATGCCTCGGCATAAACAACCGGTGCGGCTCATCGAAATGCTGAAACGTCGTCCGCGCGCCATCACGAGACCCCGGAGCATTCGACACAGCAACAGCGAACCCATCCTCACCACCCGAAGGTGACAACCGGACGATCCGCTCCTTACTGATATCAAACAGATCAGCATCGGGGCCGTTCTCCAAGATGTACTTCAGCACACCGAACGCCAGCTCCGACACCTGTTCCTCGGTGACCGCCATCATCGGAATCACAGGAGAACGAACCGGACGCCCCACCGGATTGCCGGCAGCATCAAACCCGTCACACCGAACCGGCGCCTCCGGGTGCAGCTCCACACCGCAAATCCACGCCGCGAACTCGGTCTTGGCTACACCCTTCCTGAGTTCGACACCAGCCCGCTCAAACCGACGACGGCCAGCCAAACGGTGCCCACGCGGATACAGCTCATACAGGCGATACACCAGCGCGCGCTTCTCATCATCGAGACGCGCGGCCTGCCCCGACAATGAGCCAGGACCGAACACCATCCGATCCTCAATGAAGTCACAAACCTGGGGACCCAACGTAGGAAACGCTAAATCCACAGCAGGGACCTGCAAAACAGCCATAAGGCCGTCAGGTCACAAGCTTCAAACGAGGATCGTCACCAGGCTCCGGCGGGCACACCGGCGCAGCCTCAGACTTCCGCCGCTTCGACCCCTTAGCCTTCGAATCCTCGGTCGCCTCAATCTGCCACTCCAAACGGCGACGAGCCAACGGATTCGTCCCATAATCAGTGTCGGCCTTCTCCAACCGAACCTGAGCCTCCGCACGCGCCTTCGCGTTATCGGCAGTCCAAAAATCGTTATAGAGCATCGCCACACGGAACAACCCGTTGATATCCGAGTCTGTGTACTCCGGGGCCATCGGCGACGCCCAAATGTCATTCCACCAGCGCACCGTCAACGGATGCCACGCAACACCATCCGGCAAGTCTGGAGCCACCACATCATGATCCGCAGACAACGTAGCCCGCGTCGCAGACTTATTGCGACGAGCACGCACAGAAGGATCTTTAGGTACAGGTGGCATGGACTTCCTCCCATTTCGGGAATCAACAAGTGCTGACGAAAACCGCAGGTCAGACCCCATTTCGGGGAAACCGCGAAACCCCCGGGTTCCGTACAGACCAAAATCTGCA